GAACCAGTAATGGGTTAAGCGATAAAAAGTGTCTGGAAATATAGGGGCCAATCCAGCTGAATATAATGTCTCACCAGCACAAAAGAGGTCGAAAGTAACAGTTTTTCACCGCGCCATTCAATCGCAGCACTCTCATAGTCCTTACTGACGCGCCAGGCAACTATCTCACCATCCGCCATACAACGAATAAATTGTTCCCCTTTATAGAGCTCGCGACAATATTCATTCTCAGCTTCACTGTCAGTACTCAGGGCGCACCAGGGAATAGTGGCATCAGTAATATGGATACCGCCATGCCACATTCCCTGACTTCCCACCAGATACAGTCCTGAGCTTTCCCCTCCGATCATCGATAACAACTCTTCCCCAGAGGAAAAGGCATGGCCATTTTTGTTTGACGGTACGGGGTAACTGATTTTGGGTAACTTTGCTGTCATAAATCACCTTCCATGCTATTCACTGGTCCATTTGGCGGAATTTTTTGTCGTGACCGTCACGTCTGTCATTTTAAAGTCTGGTGTCTCCAGTGGCAGACTGCTGCCAGTTCCAGGCACCAGATAACTCGCTACCTTCATCACCATCATCCCTTCGGAACCATGCTCAATACCGTTCTTACTCAGCCTCAGGTAAGACCCGCCGCCGTTAAGCGTCAGCGTTTCCGGCGTGCTGATAATGATTTCGTCTTCACTACTGGTCACCGTCAGCTGTTTTTCAGAAAACAGGACCATCGTGTTGTGCTGAGCCTGAATCTCGATGTCTCCCTGGTTGGCAACAAGCTTCGCCCCGTCTTTATGCACAAACAGACCGAGCGCTTTTTCAACGCTCACGGACAGATTTTTCATCGCACCGATATCAAGATGCTGACCGGCATTGATCATGGTATTGCGGGTGCTGCTGAGCTGAAGATGTTCACCTGAGGTCAGTGCCACCCCCTGCGGCGCGCTACCCAGCAGGACCGAAGACTGGAGGTCCCTGATTTTGTCGGTCACCAGACTAATCTGGGTATTGATGTCGCAGACCAGTGCTCCGGCGGCTTCAGCAGCGCTGTTCAGCGCCTGCATCTGGCTGTTGGCCTGGTTAATCTGGCTTATCGCAGGGGCCATTTCCAGCACCGGGCCCTGGGCTTTGGCCTGGGCATCAGCCGTCAGGAACAGCCCTTTTGCCGCACGTACAGCGCCATGCTCATCCGTTCGCAGTTCAAAACCGGCCCCGCGCTTTTCACGCTGGCTGTTGACCAGGTGGCCCATGTTGAGCTGCGTTTTGCCATATTCCGTCGCGAGCTTGATATGCTCTTCCTGGCGCTTATCCTCCATCCGCAGCTTATTGTTCGCCGGAGTGCGCCACACGTTCCGTGTATGATTGTCACTGGTGACAGGGTCCGGGTGCTCTGAATCATGCAGGGCATAAGCGATGTAGGGGCGATCCGGGTCTCCGCCGTCGAATACGACGGCCACTTCAGTTCCGTCGATAAGCGGTGAGTGGAATCCGTACGTATCTCCGGCATAGGGTTTCGCCAGCCGCAGCCACACACAGGCATAGCCCTGTTCAGCACTGTTGCGGTCAAAATCCAGCTTCACCCGGTAACGCCCGTCCGGATCGAGCCAGGAATAGGTGTCGCCTTTCTGTGTGCTTTCCACCCGGGCAGGCAGCGAGCCGGATATCACCGGACGATTGAGCAATGCCGGACGCCAGCAGACGGTTTCGCTATAGGGGATCCCCTCAAACGTCATAGTAAAGCGACTTTTGCGTGAACCGCTGGTGCGCACCGTGGTGATGACGATGCCTTCCCTGACGGCATCGGGTAACGCGCCGTCCGTTTCCAGTACCTGACCCGGAGCCAGATGAGGGCTGGAGGAATGCCCGCTGACGCAATACTGCCCGTTCAGAATGCGTTCGTGACGCAGACGGGCGAAGTATGCCCCGGACTCTGTACTTTCAGCGTGACCTGCGGTCAGGAAAGGTTCCGCATAATGGTATGTTTCCCCGGTGGTGATCCCTTCCTTGCTGAAAATGCTCTCGGAACTGTCCTGAGGCGTCAGCGCTTCACGGTAGTTGTAGTCCCGGGTGGCCATACTTCCGCTCACCACGTTATATGCAGTCTGAATACCCCAGATGCTCTCCTGCCCGCTGTCACTCATCCCGGCCTGGTTGCGTAATGGGAGCGTGACGCCAAATTCATACTGCTGCTGGCTGTCCTGGAAAATCACCACGTCCTGTTCAAGACGGCTGTCCATTTCATAGCGCCAGTAAATGCCAACCTCGGCCAGCAGGCGCTGAATAAACTCAAGATCGGTTTCCCGCCACTGGGTGATGAGTTCCCGGGAGGGATACTCCCGGGAGAGCCGGAACTCAAAATCAGGCCCTTCCAGCCCGTGTTTACGCAGGACCTGTTCAACCACCTCAATAACCGACTGATTGAGGTAGATCCCGCTCCCTTTCGTATAGTCCAGAAGGGCGATACGGGGAACGATCGTCAGCGCGTACCGGGTCTCATCATTCGAGGTGGACACGCGGCGAAAGGACTCCACCACGCCGAATACCGTCCTGACCGGCAGCGCCGGTGTTCCGTCAAACACTGGGGTCTGGAAAGTGAATGACGCTGGTTTCAGCAGTAACGTGTCGCAGGCAATATCCGCAGAGGAGCAGGTGACCGCCACGTCATACCGCCAGGGCTGACTGAGGGATTCAACGGCGTTGTAACGCAATACATCCAGGAAATGGCTGCAGTCATGCACATCAACCCGGTAGCGCGATAGGCCCTGGGCTTCATCCATGGCCTTATGTACCAGACTGCTTAAACTTTCAATCATGGTTCCTCTCCCTGCAGCATACTACTGATCGTCAATTAATTACCGCCACCCAAAATAGTGATTCGCTCATTAGTCATTTTTGTCTGGCAGTTAAAGATATTTACCTTCGTAGCAATATCTGCGGTATTGCCCGTTGCATCACTAATTTTCCCGCATTTCACTGCTTTGTCTTTCACCCATGCCAACTGGGAGGATTTCATCGAAGCACGTATAGAATCAGGCATATTTTTCCACAGGATATTTAACTCGGTATCTGCTTCGTTATATTCATTTTGTGCAACCTTGATTTTTATGTCATTATTTTTGTCAATGAGTTCATTTTTGTTAACAGATGACAATGTAATAAAATACAGCTCAGAGGAAGCACTGTCTTTCATGAGATCTGTTACAGAAATATCTTTTTTATCATCTGAGAGTTTCAGGTTATAGCGATAATCCTTCCATATAACAGCGTTGTTATAAAAAGATTCTTGTCCCGACTGGAGACGAGCAATTTGCTCCGGGATAGCATGAATGACATCAATACTTTCCTGCGGTAATAATATACTTACCTTAGCTTTACACGATACTTCCGTAGGGCTGGTGTTACCGATCGTAGACGCCCCCTTAACATCAACTGTAATGCTGTTCATCTTTTCTGAATAGACATTAACCGGCTTATTTAAAAGTATCTTTGCATTTTGGATGGAATCATGCTGAAGCATTTCTGATGCCCCATCTCTTATGTACTGCTGTAGCGCTTTAACAGCATCATCTCGACCACATTTGAATTCATCAGATGAACTAAAGAATCCAGCATATGAATTGGCAGCGCAGGTAAATGTGATAAGAGCCGTAATATATTTCATAAACTTCATTGTTAGGGTTCCTTTTATTAGTTGTAGCGGCAACATACGTTGCAAAATGAATACGTTAGGATCGCTTTATGATCTTTCTATTCCAAACTCCAGTACGATTCCTTCTTCCTCATCCCAACTGAGCATCACGGAGTGTGGTTTTTGTTTCGCCGCCATGTGGGCCAGCAACTGCTGGCTCAGAACCGGCAGGATCTGCTGGTTAAGCAGGCTGTCCACGTTGCGGGCACCGGTATCCGGCAGCAAACACGCCTTCGTCAGCGTGTCGATGAGACTTTCTCCAGTGTGAGTGGAAATGCCGTAGTGGCGTTGCAGACGCGTACTCACCTGTGCGAGCTTCATGCCGACGATGGTGCGCATGGCATCCATTGCCAGCGAGCGGTATATCACCGTCTGGAAGCGAGCCAGCAGCGCTGGCTGGAAATGATCGCGCAGGATCGGGCGTAACAACTCATGCAGATCGCTCTCAGTGGCTTCTGGCTGCTCTTCCAGGAACTGCATCAGCGGGTCACTTCCCAGGTTGGACGTCATCAGGATCACGGTATTGCGGAAATCAATTTCACGCCCTTCCCCGTCCCGCATAAAGCCCCGGTCAAAGACCTGATAAAACAGGTTCATCACATCCCGGTGAGCCTTCTCCACTTCATCGAGCAGCACTACGCTGTATGGCCGCTTACGGACTGCCTCGGTGAGAATGCCGCCCTGACCATATCCGACATAGCCCGGAGGTGAGCCTTTCAACTGCGAGACCGTGTGCGGCTCCTGGTATTCAGACAGGTTGATGGTAATGAGCGATTTCTCACCACCATACATAACGTCAGCAAGTGCCAGCGCGGTTTCGGTTTTGCCCACCCCGCTTGGCCCCACCAGTAAAAATACACCCTGTGGCCCGTTCTCCGGCGTCAGGCCGGTTTTTGACGCTCGCAGTCGTTGGGCTATGGCATTCAGAGCTGGATGTTGGCCGACAACACGGGTTGCCAGCTGCTCTTCCAGCGTCAGTAATTCGGTTTGCTCATCCTTCATCAGCGACGAGAGAGGAACCCCTGTCCAGTCGGCGATAACGGTCGCAACGGTGCGGACATCAACATCCAGACCCAGTAATGGGCTGTTATTTTGTACCTGCGCCAGTTCCTGCTGGAAGGCGGAGATCTCCTTCTGGCGGCTGATATCTTCACGGCAGGCTTTCAGCGAGTCGGTGAGCTGCTTTTCGGTCTCATATTGTGACTGAAGGGCAGTTTTCTGCTGGTTGAGATCCAGAGTAAGGTGCTCGATCTGAGGCAGACGGCTGGCATCAACAGCGTTACCCAGGGAAATATCTTCCAGCAACTCCTGCTGCTCCATGGCAAGCGCAGTTAGCCGGGCCTGCAACCGGGTAAGCTGTTCTGGCAGCGTGTCCAGGCTCATCCGCACCCGGGCCGCAGCGGTATCCAGTAAGTCCACCGCTTTATCAGGCAACTGGCGCCCTGTCAGGTAGCGGCGGGATAGCGTCACCGCCGCCCGGACGGCCTCACCGGTAATATGCACGCCATGATGTTCGGCATAGCGGGATTTAAGACCGCGCAGCATCAGGCAGGCCGTGTCATCATCGGGCTCATCAACCTTGACCATCTGGAAGCGGCGCTCCAGAGCAGCGTCACGTTCGAAATATTGCTTGTATTCACTCCAGGTAGTGGCCGCTATGGTACGCAATTCGCCACGCGCCAGCGCCGGTTTCAGCAGGTTAGCCGCATCTGCCCCGCCCGCCTGATTACCCGCCCCGATAATGGTGTGCGCTTCATCAATAAACAGCAGCACCGGTACCGGGGATTGCTGGACGGCGTCGATGATATTTTTCAGACGCTGTTCAAATTCACCCTTTACACCGGCGCCCGCCTGCAGCAAACCCAGATCCAGTGTCCTGACGATGACAGGCTTAAGACTTTCGGGCACATTCCCCTCGGCGATACGTAGCGCCAGGCCTTCAACCAGGGCCGTTTTGCCCACGCCTGGCTCACCCACCAGAATGGGGTTGTTCTTCCGGCGTCTTGAGAGAATGTCTACCACCTGGCGGATTTCGTTATCGCGTCCAAAGACCGGGTCAATCTTTCCTTCCCGGGCACGGGCGGTCACATCAACCGTAAAACGATTGAGAATGGACTCCACCTGTGAAACGGCAGGCTGCGCAATTCCACCCTCAGCATGCTTTTGGGCTTCATGTTGTAATGGCGGCGCCCGGCCAATAATGGAGGCATTGCCAGCCTGCTCGCTGAGCGCAACGTCATGCCGCTCATCCGACTGGGCTTCCAGTAAGGGGCGTAACCTCTCCAGCTGGCTGGTGGTCAGCGTCATCAAAGGCCAGAGGCCATCGCAGCGCGTCAGCCCTGACGTTTCAATCATGGCCGTAAGCAAATGTATGCTGCGGATCTGCTCATCTCCGACGAGCGTGGCGGCAAGCCATGCCTGTTTCAGCAGCGTCTGAAGGGACGCAGAGAGCTCTGGTCGGGTGCGAACTGAACGAGGCTGTGCATCCAGCCAGCTCAGGAGTGACTGCCAGACGGCATCCATGTCCCATTCATAGCGGCGAGCGAGAACGGTCAGATCACCTTCTCCCTGCTCCAGCAACTTTAACAACCAGTGCTCTGGCGTAATTTCTGCATGTGCACGGGTCTGACATAAAGAAGCCGCCCCCTCCAGTGCTCTGGCGCAATAAGGGTTAAGTCGTCGTAGCAGGACTGCTGAATGATGTTCCATGTCGTTCCCTCTTGTTCAAGCACGCTACCGCCCCTGGCCGTCAACCGATGCCCATAAGGTTCATGCCGATAAATTGTGAGACTGCTCTGCAAAGCGTCCGTCTGACAGGCGCTGTGCGGAGCAAAACAAAAATGGCGGACAGAAAGGAGTCTGTCCGCCAGGGTCTTACGCCGTGGTACGTTCGTTCCAGGAATCGGAATGAATGATGTTGCCGTCTTTGTAGGTCCAGGTGATTTTTTCGTAGCGCAGCTCGATCTGCTCAAGGTGGTTATGCTTCTCGAAGGAGGCATCCTTGATGTCGTGCATTTTCGGTGCGACTTTCACCAGCTTGACGTTTTCCAGTTTGGTGTTGAAATACTCAACTTCCTGACCGGCGTCGTTGATTTTGTACCACTTGAATTCAGCAGACTTCAGGGTCTGACCGGTGGTCACCGCTTTGTACAGATACGGGCTGGAAGAGTCGATTTCTTTGGTAAACAGGAACGGCGTGTGAATACGGGTTCCAGTCAGTTTGCCAGTGTTGTTATCCGTCGGGATATACAGGGTGTGTTCCTGAGCAACAACTTCGATACTTCCTTCGCGATCTTTCACATCTACGGAACCTTTGATGTCAGCGCCGCCGTCGTCTTTCAGCCACAGATATACTGGGATTGCCATGTTTACTTCTCCATTTCTTGAGTTGAAACGTCACGTACATCCTGTGACGCGTGCTTTGCGCCTGGCAGACGACAGGCGTCAGCCTGCGGTACCAGGCTGATCTCGACACGCCGGTTATGCGCGCGGCCATCAGGCGTATCGTTTGATGCAATCGGTCGGCTGTCACCGTAACCCTGCACGGCAAAGCAACTTTCCGGTACGTCTCCGGTATCACGCATCCAGTTACGGACGGCCTCCGCTCGTTGCAAAGACAGAGTCTGATTGAGTTGTATGCTGCCGGTATTGTCTGTGTGGCCGCTGACCACGATCAGCCAGCCTGGCTTGGCTTTGATCCCCACCAGTGCGTTGACGAGTATTTTGGTTGAGCTGTCTTTGAGTGCCGATTTGCCGGAATCAAACAGCGACATGCTGTCGAGTCGTACAATTTTCGCTACCGGTTTCGGTTTAGGGGCGGGGGGTGGTGTCCAGGTATCGATAGCCTGCTGCAAGGCCAGCCACAGGCGTTGCCCCGGGTAATAACCCAGGCTGTAACGTAAAGGCTCTCCCTGACGCTGCCAGCGTTCAAGCAGGAGCGCATCCTGTTTCAGCGCGGCCAGTGATTCCGCTTTAGGCCGGTAATGATCCATGGGAATGGCGTTCCAGCGCTGTAAATCGGCACTGACATGACGGATAAGGTAACGATTATTGAGCGCGGAGATGCCCAACGCCGTCAGAATGCACAGCCACATCAGCAGAACCAGACGACGGGTACGCTGGCCCCCCTGTACCCTCGACGCAAACGGTGCCAGAAGGGGCAGAACCGCATCCGGGAAAAAAACTGTCGGGATTGAATGCCCGGGGTCTCGGGAAAACTGTAAACAGGTGCGGGAATAGAGCCAGTCGGACCAGACGGACTGAGTCTCAGGATTGACTACACCCAGGCGCATTGCAACGGAAAATGCGCGTACAGGTGGCGTAAACCGATCAGGTTTCTCCAGCTCATTTGTCAACGTATTACGGATAAAGGAGAATGCCTGACTAACCGCCGGCAGCGCCAGGATATTGTCTTCCGCCTGCTGCCAGTCAATGAACGCCTGCGGTGAATCATTAACCGGACACACAATCGACTTGTCACCCCGAACGATTATCCACGGCGTTTCAGGCCCGGAAAATTCGGCACTCAACACAACCGGCAGTGTGAAACCCGTCAGGGATTTAATCTGTTTACATTGCTGGCGGAGCGTTTTCAGCGCGGAACGAAGAACGGCCTCATCCTGATGATGGTCTGGCAGGCAGCGGTACATCACCGAGAGCTGACCGACCTGGCGCGGGAACTGCGTCTGTATGCTGCGGACAACGTCAGTTAACCGGCTGACGTCATCGGTCCGTAGCCACCATCCCTGCGCTGTTTTACGCAGAGGGCTTCCCTGAAACAGCGCATCCAGCATGTCACCACACACCAGTACAACGGGGACATGGGTGTCGAGTAATGGCAGTTCAGCAGCCGGGAGGGTCGCGTCGGATGCTTGCTCCTCACGCCGACAGCTTTTAAAAACATACCAGCCTGCCAGAAGGAGAATCAGCAGAGTGGTCAGGCCTTTAAAAACGTTACCTGTCGGGATGAAATACCACAGCAACCACAGCAACGTGGCAACGGCTGCTAAAGTGTGTAGGGCTACCGGAATGATGACTGATCTACGCATTAGCCATGCAGCTCCGGTATTTGTGCTGACAACAGAGCCTGAAGCCACAGATGGCCCCCCCACCAAATACCCCCGGTAAGAATGACGGCTAGCGCTATCCAGAACCAGACTGAGCGCATCAGGCTCCAGCGATGTTTCCCCGGCCGGTGAACAACCAGAGACAGGCCTGCATCAGGCGGAGAAACCCGCTCGGAAAGGGCTTTCACTACCTCATCCCGCTGCGACTGGCTGACCGCCTTCAGGCTGTATAATCCTTGAAAGCCCAGCGCTATCACACGGTGATAGCAGGTTAAAACTGCCGGGTTCGGTGAGGGCTGACGCAGAACCTCGGCAATGCAATCCCATAACGCTTCACCTGCCCGAAGTGAGCCAAAAAAACGGGCCTGAAGCGGAGCTTTACGCCAGGCCATTTGGCCTTCATCAACTTTCGGCTCCACTCCTTCTTCGCTTTTTCCGGGCTTACGGCTCATCACCGTTTCGTCCAGCAAGGCACATTGCGCGTAGGAAATATGCTCCACGCTGGCGTCGTCATAACCGGCACGCTCCAGCGCTTCCCGCACACTTTCCACCTGTTTAACGCATTTGTTGTAAAGCGCAGGGCCATTAAGCGTGACGGCGCCTTTTTTAAGCATGGTGACGGTGAGCCAGGTCTCCGTCATCAGTTGGTCGATATCGATATCCTGTCTCATGAGCGCAATACCGCAAACAGTTCAAGTTCCAGAGCGCCAAGTAACTCAGGCACATAGAACATACATACTCCCTGCTCCTGCATTTCATGCGCAGCAGGGCTTTCCATATCAAGTGCGAAGTACTGGTTTTCCATGCGTACAGGCAACGCAGCCGGGACCCTGCTCACAGGGATCAAAGGGATCCCCTTGAGCGCCGCACCATAGATCTCGCTGACATCATCAGGAGATCCCGCCTGACAGAGCGCAGGGAATTTCTCGGCAACCTGCCAGGCCGGGATATCCGAGCGCACAGAGAGATAGAGGTCGGCCTCTTCACGCAGACGGATATCGTGAAGGTTGGCCTTCCAGGTCTGTCCATCCGGGCGGGACATTTCCAGAGCAATAACCCGGGATGGCAGACTGGCCTCCAGCAAACCCGTTATCAGATCAAACAGCGGAGGAAACGTATTACCCGGTTCCTCGTGGTCATAAGCCGGTATGGCGTCAAGATCATGGTCCAGGGAAAAGGTCAGCATACTGCCTGCCAGACGAGCGAGCTCCGCCCACACCTGTTCAGGTGGACGGCCAGGAAAACGTTCGTATTCCGTCAGCACCCTGGCGTGAGAATTCAGTGCATTCAGCAGCCAGAAAAGAGAAACATCGGCGACGGCAAAATCGGCGAGCCTTTCGTTGCTTTCACGACGCATCGTCATCAGACGCTGGCGTCGGGAGCGTAACTGGCGATTGAGCAACACCAGACGTTCGCGAAGGACCGGGTTTGCCCCAAATGACGCCACTGGAGGAATAAAAGACGGATCCTGTCGCCACGCATTTTGCCCATCCCGGATCAGCCTTGCTACCGGGCACACTTTCCATGAATCATTGCTTTCATGGGCAAACCGGATGGTGAAATTAAACCGGGCAACTGCCATGGATTCGTCTTCAGAGCCAAAGGCATCCTGTAACGTCACCCACTCTTCACGATAGCGAAGCGGCCGGTCTGAATTGACGCCTTCCTGTTCAACGTTGATCACACCTGGCTGCATGTGAGGCAGGGCGATGACGACGGTTACCGCATCAAGACCTGCCAATTGGCTGGCATCTAACTCACGCGGCGCCGGAGGCAGATCGCTCCTTTGCGCATCAATAAGAGTTCCATCTTCCAGCCAGAGGCGTAACTGCGTAATCTGGATCAGCCCGGACGAAAGAAGACTGTCATTAAACTCAATCTTTTCCACACCCCAGGGGAATGGGGATGCCAGCGCTAATGCGCCGGCAGTGCGAAAAGACTCCCATTCAGCCTGCTGCTGGAACTGTTGAGGGGACAGTAAAGCCCCCTCATTCCACAGTGGACGATAAATTTTCATCCCTGATTTCCCTCGCCTTACGATTTGGCTTTCGGCATCTGAGAAACCAGCGACAGGTTGACGTCCATCCCTTCCACCTGGAAGTGCGGCACCGCGAACAGCTTCACGCGGAAGAAGCCCGGGTTGTCCTCAATGTCTTCCACCACCACCTTCGCGTCGCGCAGCGGGTGAGAGGCCTGCAGCTCGTCGCCCGGGTCGGTCATTTCGGTGACCAACCCACGCACCCAAGTGTTGAGCTCCAGTTCCAGCAGACGACGATCCTTGGTGGTGCCGATGTTTTCACGCTGGATAAGCTTCAGGTAGTGCGCAATGCGCGACAGCAGGAAGATGTACGGCAGGCGCGCGTTGATTCTGCTGTTGGCGGTGGCGTCGGCGGTGTCGTACCGCGCCGGTTTCTGGGCGGAGTTCGCCGAGAAGAAGCAGGCGTAGTCGCGATTCTTGTAGAACGACAGCGGGATAAAACCGAGGCCGGCAAACTCAAACTCGCGGGTTTCCGGGATCATCACCTCGGATGGGATCTTCACCTGGTTGCCGGTACCCAGATCATAAAGATGGATCGGCAGATCTTTCACCGCCCCGCCCGCCTGCGGGCCGCGGATCTGCACGCACCAGCCGTTATTGATAAAGCTTTTCACCATGTTGGCGGCGAAGGAGAACGACGCGCTGGTCCACAGGTATTTCTCGTGGTCCGGACCTTTCACCTGCTCGACGTAGTTAAAGCTGCGCACCGGCACGGTGTCCGGACCATACGGCAGGCGGCCCAGCACGCGCGGCATTACCAGGCCGATATAGCGCGCATCGTCAGTATCGCGGAAGGATTTCCACTTGATGTACTCGGCGCGGTCGAAGTAGTTGCCGATATCCTTGATCGCGGCGACCTCTTCCATGGAATCTTTCAGGAAGAAAGCCGGGCCGACGGCGCCGATAAACGGCATATGCGCCGCGGCTGAGACGTTAGATATGTTACGCAGCAGCGCCATGTCCTGCGGGCTAGCGTCGAACTCGTAAGCGGAGATCACCGATCCAATGGGCTCGCCGCCAGGGGTGTCGTACTCCGCGGTGTAGGTATGCCAGTAGAGGCCGCTCTGGATCAGCTCCGGCGCGTCTTCGAAGTCCTGGCGTAGATCGTCTTTCGATACGTCCAGAATTTCGGTTTTCACGTTCTGACTATAGTCGGTGCTGTCCACCAGTTGCTTCAAGCCGCGCCACAGGGACTCCACTTTCTGGAACGCTTCGTGGTGCATGATCGCATCCAGCTGGCGGCTAATCTGGTAATCCAGCTCCGCGATATGGTGATCGATCAGGGTCTTATCGAGCTTCTCCACCGGCTGGCCGGCCTTGCGGATGCAGTCCATAAACACCTGCATCGCCGCCGTCAGACGCTCGCCCGCCGGGGCGTCAGACAGTGCGGCATCGTCCAGAAAGTCGTTAATATCCCCCAGGCGGGATGCCGGGGTCAGGTTGATTTTTTCAAACAGGGAGGCGTACACGCCCTCTTTTTCCAGTACAGCAGTCTGCCCCTGCGCGGAGGCGGTTTCAGTATTTACAGACATCAGCATATTCCCGGTTAATCCATTAAATAACACACGCCGTTTATTTCGGGGCCAGTGCGCTCATTTCATCGCGTAATTCCTGAGACAGCGCCGGGTCTTTCAAAATCTTTTCGAGCTCTTTTCGGAAAGTGGCGTTATCAAGAAGGTTGGATTTGAGGTCGCGCAATAAATTACGCATCGCCAGCATGGCGCGAAGCTGCGGGATTTGACGGGCAACCTGCTCAGGCTCGAAGTCTTTCATATCGGCGAAGTTCAGCTTAATGCTTTCCTCCGTGCCTTCTCCGGCCAGGGTATTCTGCACGGTCAGGTTTATTTCTGGATTGAATTCCGCAAGGACGCTGTTGAAGTTATTTTTATTGATGTTGATTTTTTCTCTTTCAGATAATGGCCGGTCCTCTTTACCATTACTGAAATCACCGAGGGTGAGAAGCTTTAGCGGTAACTCGACTTTCTTCTGTACCCCCCCTGTATGCAGAGCCAGCTTTAAATTAATGCGTGCCTTTGGCACTTCATTCTGGAAACTATCAGCCATAGCGGTCCCTTCCCTTGAGGAATATTTGTTAAAATAACGACGTTTGATGACAAAACCATAGTAGAGCAAAGCATCAGAAAATATCAACCTGTCAGTTCTAAAGTTCAATGCAAGACTTTCCTTAAGCATTTTAATCCAAATATAAAAAAATCAAAACATCAGACGAATAAAGCCAATATGAAATACCAACCATTTACTTACAATAAGGGCAGGATTTACGCCTGCCTAATGAATAAATAATGAACTTACATCTCAACAAACCTGTTTAGTTGATAAGAATCAATATAGAACGGTAATAATGATTATTTCCAGTATTGAGAAGATGGCTGATAACAGAAAGAAAAATAGAATTATTTTTACCGTTCACAAACTGTTCATGAGTCCTGAGCCGGAAATTACTATAACCATAGTAAATGACAGACAGGATTAGTATAAAAGTTACAAATAATTTTTCTCAGATGTCCTCTTTTGATTATTAAACCTGACGGGACCTTAATGATCAGTAAGTGCAATGAAATATTGGCATTTCATTCAGCCGGTATATTTAAATACGGCAGACAATAATGCTCATCGCCCATTAGTCCCTTCCCGCCGCCTGATTACTGGCGCCAGGTAACGTGAGTTTACTGGCTAAACGCCCAAGTAGCAGAGGTTGCCAGCGCCCTTCGAAAGCAGCGCGCCCGCTACCCGCCAGCCAGGTCGCAAAGGATTGCAGCTGCGGATTCATTGTTTTGTTGTCCTGAGCCGAGTTGCGGTTCGCATTCCCTCTCCCGCCAGGCTATATCTTAGACACTTTAATTCATACAGGAGTGAATATGATGGGCAAAAAGATTCTGATGCTGGTGGGCGATTACGCCGAAGATTACTTGAACAAAGTCACAACCAACTGATTTAAAATAAAATTAATTAATACTCGCCTAAGGTATGTACTTAATTATGTACTCACAAACCTAAACAATCCATTTGACTAGTAATCATCTCTCGTTAAATACTGTATATCCAACCAGCACAAAGGTGATTATCATGCGTGTAGAAATCAGCATTGCCAAAGAGAAAGCCGCGAAAATGCCAAAGGGGTCAATGGAGGCCTTGAAAGACGAAATGACCCGTCGAATCAGCAAGCAATATGACGACGTTGAAGTGATCGTGAAAACGGCCAGTAATGATGGACTGAGCGTTTTGTGGGCGACTGATAAAGAAATCGCCAAAGAATTTGTAGAGACCACTCTAAAAGACGCCTGGGAGACGGCTGACGACTGGTTTGTGTGTTGAGTTATGGGTATTGTACGGCATGAACACCTGCAGTTACCCTACTCGGCAGGTCTTATATACGGCTGCCGGGTGGGTTTTTACATCAAATCCTCACCCAGCCTAATGCAGTATGCTATCCGGGAAATCTTTATAAATCGTCTTCACCCCCTCCGAGCACATAGGCCACAGACACAATGTTTTAACTGCTCAGACCAGAAATATCTGGAAGCTTTAGGCATCTTCTTGGAAGATAGATGAGCGCAAAGACGCACACAGCAATGATGTTATGTAGTATTTTCCCCTTGAGTGTGCCTGCTCAAGGGGATTTTTTATCGCCGTATTGTACTGGCAAATATTTGTAAATCGTCTTCACTCCCACGCCTGTCACATCGGCCACACGCTACTGGACAGGCGCTTAGTCCGGTATGTTTCTCGCGCTACTACTGCTTACGTTAACGTCTGGTAATGATCTAGCGGCGCGACGTAAAGCGGCGTTGAAAGCAATTATAGTGACCGGCCGGCGATGGTACTTCACACGGTTAGAATGACTCTGAAATAAATAAACATCTTCTGGATAGCGTTCTCTTCTACGAGCAATCATCGCCTCCACTGGAGGGGTTGATTTAACACGTAGCTCCTTCAGGTGACCCTGTTTTCGTATCAGTATCAAGTCACCATCAATTTCATCATATCGAATACTCAGCAGCCTTCCAGCGCTTAAACCCGTGTGAAAAATTAACGCCCACAAGTCAGCCCATGTATCTGAGATGGAAACAAGATTGCTGTTAATAGTTAAAAATTGCTCAAAACTTATTGTTTTCTTACCGTTCACGAACAAACCAAACTGTTTTCAAAGCTGAATGAATTGATTAAGCCAAACGTAACATATCAGGAAAAGTAGTGAAATCTTTGTCTTCAAGTCGCCGGGAGGTACTTGTAGATTGTTTTCACGTCTACACCTATCACATCGGCTACCTGCTGCCGGGTAGCGCCGTTCTCCAGCATTCTGCGGCACTGCTCCACCACATCTTCAGTCATTACCCGGCGACGGCCACCGACTCTCCCCTACTCCCTCGCTGCGGCTAAACCCGCTCTGGTTCGCTCGACAATCAGCTCTCGTTCCATCTCTGCCATTATCCACAGGCGGTTTTCGCTGTGCTCTGCCGTTTTGTCGACGAAATAAGACTGCTCGCGTGCGATCCAGGCGTTAGCCTCCACCTCGGAAAAATGGATGCCGCGCCGGCGCAGCGCAGTAACGAAGTCGCGGGTGTGAAGGTACTGGAACCCCTTAGAACTGCGCAATACCGACTCGCGGAATGCCTGATTGATGTCTGACTGTCGATGCATGTCTTCCCTCCGATAACCACTGTTTTTATATACAGTAGTTTTATCTGGGGTTCAGATCAAGAGAGGTTACGCCTATCAATTTTCATGGCAGCCGCTGCTGCAACGATTAAATTGAGATTCCAATGCCTTTCATTCTCGTTTTGGCCAGCAGATATTTAGTGTTGAGTTCGGCCAGGGTCAGCGCACGTTCATAGGTGGCAAATTCATAGAAAGGGATATTTGACACTGCCCCCCCAACCAATGAACCTAGCGTTACTGGTTCGGTTGATTCTACATACGGCGTAGCAAAAGATATTCCGGTTACTGAAAAGTCGAGCGTGCCAGGTTGCTTAACTACCACACTGAGCGCTGGCGATGATTTGCTGATCGAGACACCGAAGAATAATGGCGATGACGCATGCGGGACACCTATAGTTGAAACTTTGGATGCGGCGCGGACAGTTAACACGCCGCCAGTGGCTTTATAAATCGTAGTGCCTTCAACGGAGTTTTGATAGTTACCGGCAATAATCGTTGACATGGTGTCTGAACCAAGATGACTCACCACTCCGCAAAACGAGAATTCACCATCATCAACCAGACTGGTCTCCAGATTATTCCCGCCGCCTGTCGTTACATTCAGTGCATTGCCGCTGAAAGAATAATTACCCTGTGGCGTCAATGATTTTGTAGCATCGTTTGCAGCCACTAAAGAAGCCCGCCGGAAGTTCCAGAATTCTGTAGCATCAGAATCAAATGGCAAGAATATTTCAATATCACCCTCTGCGACCGTACCGATAGTTGCAGGGGCCGTGACCGGAAGTTGAATAAAAAGTGACATATCAGAAATCCTCGCTGATGGCGCTTAATTTAAAGTGGGGGCAAATATAAAACATCGGTTTTTCATTACCGGCAATGATGCAGGTATCAGGGCAGGAGTCTCGGAGATTGCCGCTGGCACCATTCTGAATAGTCAGACCTGTACCGAGATTATCAAACGCATAGCGCACCTGCGGAGTGGAAGTGAGCGCAGAGTCCAGGGTGATAACCACACTGTCTCCATGCAGCACTTCAACAGCGCTGATGGTCTGCGCAACGCCGCCAGCAAAAACGGCAAATCCAGAGTCTTTAGTGGGAGCAAGATTCGTCGCATCAAGAACCAGAGGCGATACAGGAACATCAAAACGGACGGTTACCTTGTTTCCGTGCCATGTAGCGCCTTTCGGCCTGATTGCCAGAGGCTTGATGCCATCAATAATGGCCTGTTTATATGCCCTTCCATAGTATGCGCCAATCCATTTATACCCCTCAGCCAGAAGATGCAGGCCGTCCGTGTAATGAGGAAAGGCATAAGTCGGCGCGACAAAATAGAAATAATCACTGATCTCGCATGCCTCCAGTATTGCCAGCGGCACGGCATCGTTTGTTCTTACTCGCGAACTGTGCTGGTACGTCAGGAACATGACAGGGCTGTCCTGCCCGGTGATGGACTGCGCATCGACTGTAATATCGCTCTGGAGTTTTAGTAACGCCGCGAGGTGGGCGGCTTTTGTATAGCCGGTATTATTGGAATCGGTCTCACCTTGCAGCCAGGCGATAGCATGGAGGGCTATGTCGTTTTTGAGGCTTTTTGCTCCGTTAAGGTGGTTAAGGAATTGCGAGTTGTACCATGCAGACCCTTTCGCCAACTGAGCAATAGTGTATGCCCCGTGCCCGGCAGTACTGCAAAAAATCACATGGTCAGAGGGTGAAATACTATTCTCCCGATACATAGCCAGACTGGCATAGTTCGCTGTTCCGGAACAGACTGTTTCCGCTGCGCTGCTCTCGCCATCCGGGGTAGGCTTTGCATCGTCTTCAATCAGGGGCTTGATAGCTGAAAAATCCCCACCATTCCCCCTTACTCCGCTTGAGAAAGTGATATTGCTGTATGGCTGAGTGAGTGAGATAACCGACTGAGCGCGAACACCCGTGCTCAATGACTGACCGTAAGCGAGTATGAAATTTGTCGCAACCTTGGCAACTTTGAATGGCAGCGCTCTGGGGCTTGCATCCATTGCTGATTCAGGGAATAGCCCGACAAGTTCTGCCTTTGCTGTGTCATACCCCAGGACAATATTGTTATCGCTTCCACCAATGATGGGGATTATTCCGGAAGGGCTCCCTTTAAAGCGAGAAAAACCAAGCCCGGACATATCAGAGAGATACTGAAGTGCGCTTTGTACATCAAGCCCTCTTATTGCTTCTGAAGGAGCATCATACCCCAGGACAATATTGTTATCGGCACTCAGCGCGAGCGGGTATGTTGAATCTCCGTTGTAGGCAGAAAGGAGATAAGTAAAAGGTAATGTTTGCTTGTTGGTCTCTATTAAAGTATCAACACTCTCCTGAGACGGCATTTTCCGTCCGGTAGCTGCCAGCGTGCCACCGTTATTAATGTACTCATCTGCCAGTGTGCCGCCATCAGGGCTGCGCACATAAGTGGTGCTCCCCTCCGGGATATTCGCAATATCCGCCTGTGCGTCAGCAAGCGTCATGTATTGCTTGCTCAGGGGGATCAGGTTCTGGCGGGTTTCCTCAATTTCGTCTTCATTTTTCTTTACAAGCCCCGCCCAGGTCGGCTGCATTTTCCCGGTTCGGGTTTCAACTTCCAAATCTTCGCTATTAATCATAATATCCTGAACCTGGTTATCATCCCAGATGTCAGGCATAGCAGAAGACGGGACTGGGTTACCCGTTTTATATAAAGCCATTATTTTACCTCAGGTATATTCAGGCAGAACGATACCAACCCATTAGTTTTACGTAGGAGTTGGTAATATTTAATGCGGTACCACTACCCATGTTTTCGGTATTACCGGAAACACCATGACTGTGGGAACCTAAGGCAACGCTGTGGGTATGCGCCCCACCCGTTGATGTAGTGCCAAAATCAGTACCGCCATTAGAGCCCACCGCCTGATCTGAACCACCTTGTTTCTGCATTGAGCTACCCCAGCCGTGCGAGTGGTCACCCTGGCTGTCGGTAGTTTTTGTGCCCAGATCAACTGAAGATGCAGTTCCGGTAATACTCAATGCCTGTGCAGGTAAGTTTGCTTTGGCAAGAGATACCGTATCCGCACCCCCCGTATCCAGAACATCCGATCCGTCCTGAAGCCCAAGTCGGATTGTTTTGTTTTCTCCGATATAATTCCAGGTTGTGCCAGGGAAAAGCGCGTTGGGGTTTTTGTTCTGAGCGAAGAACAACACCGCACCCACCGGGTATACGGAATCAATTTGTAATGAGGCAAGGGCCGATAATAACTGGACTTTTAGCGCATCTGTGTCCCCGTTATCCAGGACATCCTCGGCGGTTTGCTCCAGAATTATCTGCCCCAGAACGCTCGCCATTACGGTACCCTGCCGCAGCGCTTTGTTGACCTGTTCAGAGCGGGCTATCCCCGCGGTAAAACCGGTAGACAATGCAAGCAGATTTTCCCAGTCTGTCTGTGAGGACACGTTTGCACCTGCACCAACGGCAAACGGCTTAAAATTATTTTCAGCCATCAGAATGTTTCTCCCCATGCGCCGGAATCAAAACCAGCGATGTAATCGTTATCGACGTCAAATCCAAAAAATTTATATCCGTTGGATGGTGTAATGGTTTCCCTGATTCGCACCCCGGCGGCTTTTACCGTCAAAAGACCAGCGCGAATGACAAAAACAAATTCAGCAGGAAGTTTATCTATCGGGTTTATATCGTAGCGGGATGGCTCATATCCTTCCGGAAGTGGTATAAACGGGCCGTGGTTAATTGCAGAGTCAAATATCAACCGGTCAATATTGGGAATGATATATTCATCATCCACGACGATTAAAACGGATATAGACATGTCCTGGTTATCCAGGATAATCATTTTTATTCCGGTGCCCTCAAGGGCTGTTTCGAGAATATCCGGCAGCGTGCCGTTCTGACCGTTCCAGTTGTTTATCCCTATACGGGCCTTAAGCACTACGCGGTACACGTCATCGCTGAGATACGTCAAAGCGTCGGTGGACTGATAAGGGCCCAGCCAGATACCCTGATCCCAGCCCACTCGCTCTTTATCCCACTGGAGGAAAACGCCAGTGATAGGCGCCGCTACCGCGCGGGATACGCCGATCCATTCCCCGAGAATATCCAGCTGGTCGCCCACGGCGGTGTCAACATCAAAGGCCGTGATGAGTCCGGCAGTCGCAGCAGAAACATCAATCAGCGGCCGGGTAGACAAGTCAACATGGTCGACGAATTTTGGCTTACCGGCATGGTAATTGGTTATCAGGTCGGTGTATTTGCTCATGGCGTCACCACCAGCACAATGTTATCCACGCTGCAGGATGCCGATTCGTCGTACGCAACCACCACATTAGCCGCGGCTACATCATCGGAAGAGCGCCCTATCAGCAGCTCCATGATGTCGTAATAACGCGCGTTACCGCCGCTGACAACGCCCAGGTTGGCAGGGGAGTAAACGCGACTCAGCAGCACGCTGTCGCCGATAGCCAAAGAGTTAATATATGCAGCCACGGCCGCCTTGATTTCATCGCCAACCTGCGAGCTGTAGCCAGTGAGCGCTTTGAGCGTGATCGACACATAGATCGGTACATCCACCGGCCGGGAAAAGCGGATGGTATAGGGGTTGCCGTATTTGTCGGTGACTATCACGGACGTAGTGCCGTAAGTGGATACGCCCTGCCCTTTAACGCTGCGGATAGTGTTAGCGATTTCCGTTGCATCACCACCCTCGACAATCGCCGAGATCGAGTGCGGAGGAAGTCCGTTTGAATCCGTCACCTCCTGGTCGTTCTCAAACAGTTTGTGACGGGTCACGCCTTCAACGTTGGCAATCGCACCATCTACCGCATCAAATGGCGTGAGAGACGCCAGCGCGACGCTTTGCGACTGCCTTACGCGTAGTTCTGCATCTGTTTCCGCTGCTACGCCTACTGTAGCCGCCAGCGGGTTAGTTACCGAAGCCCATCCGCGCGTAGGTGTGTTGATGCCGTTTACCGACCCCGCCACTGCGGCGACTGCTCCCGAGTTCGCGCAGGTGGCCGTAGCTACCACTGTCCCATCGGAGCCAATGACTACCGTTGCAGGCAGATTCCAGACCACGCTGTTTGTGTCGCGTACTGAGCCGTTGGTGATGGTCGTACCGACGGTACCGGTCAGCAGTAGATCGACAGTTGAATTTGTCGCTGCACGCCGGGTGATGCCGTTAATTTTGACGTTGCTCGTCAGCGCGTCACCCAGAGCTATCGCCGGCGAGAACGACCGGTAAACCGAGATGGCCGTGTTATTGGCGTCGTGAATGGCCAGCGCCACCAGCGCCACCAGTTGGCCGTCTTTGCTGTCAGGTTCCAGATAAGCATCACTGCCATAAATCTGCTGGAAATAGCCGGTGATGGTATCCAGCACGGTTTGATAGTCGGGCGCACTAATCCCCTCAGCGGTTACCGTTGCCGATAAGCCGAGTGTGTCGAGGTCCAAAGACATTACGCCTCCGAGGTTACTGTGGTTGTCCCGTAGATGGTTTCTACCGTTGCTGTGAACGTTACACGGCGCGTACGGCCGTCAACTTCGGTGTTAAATTCGGTGATTGCGCTCACGCCCTGCGTTTCCAGGATGCGCCGGCGGATAGCCAGGTTGTAGGTGTCAGGCTTTTGCTTACCCAGTACGGACTGAATCCAGGGCGTTCCCTCGGTGGTATCGAGGAACCACTGACCGTACCAGAGCAGAAAGCGCGTTTTAATAGCCTGCGCGACGGTCTCAGGAGAGTTTACCAGCCAGGTATCATCGCCCTGGCCAAAGGTGTAATCACCGTCATCGTCTTCACGTCTGTAGCGCATCAGTTCACCTCATCCGTATCGTCGGTGCCATGCTGCACCCCGCCGTGAGTATGCGTATCATCGATTGATTTTCCGTTAGCTTTAACAGTGCCGATAAACTCAACAGCGCCGGTGATGGTCGAGGCGATGCCTGATGCAACAGACCCGACCATCCCGCCCATCCAGGACAGCAGGCCATGAATGGTAACCTGTTCGGAAAAGTCAGCCATCGGTGTAATGACGTCAAGACCGCCTGGTGCGACTAATTTTATCTTCTTAGTCGTAGGGTCAATTTCCAGATAGGTGCTCCCATCATCACTTCGAAACTGAGCTGCCGAAGTGCTGATGCCACTAATTTTCTTCGCCTGCGACTGCGGGCCGACAATACAGAAGGCATCCGATAAATCGTGCATGCGCCCGTCTACCGGCTCCTGTATGCCTCCGCTCTGCCACCAGAAATCAATGCAGCGGTCGGCAAATATCACCAGGCATTCATCACCTTCTTTAACGGGAAAAGTCAGCGTACAGCCACCACCACGGGGAAAAACGACAGGAACGTCCACCAGCAGCGGGTAATCCTTCGTGCTTTTGTTGCCGTCGTTATCTCGTTCGACGTAGCGGATTGCCGGCTGAACAACAGCTGTGACAGCATCCGGGTCAAATGACTGGATGATGCCGGGTAGCGCTACGCGTAGTTGTTCGCTGGTAGTCTTTCGCTCTGATGCCAGAACCTCCGCCAGCGCACCACTGCGGGTTTTATCGGATACTGCCATTTACTTAACTCCAGGCATTAAAAAGCCCGCCGAAGCGGGCCTGTATTATTTTTGTTTTTTACTAACTGGCGGTTGATAGCTTTCCGTCACAACCTTACTTCCTGGCACAGGTATGGAGCTATCATACTTAATAGGCTCTGATGGGGTAGAAACACTATTAGACTTTTGATCTTTACCAGTTGAAGGTGTATTTCCTCTTTGCTGATTATTACCTTTATTATTTTCTGACATGCGAGCCTCATTAGTTAAATTTTAATAATTACAACGGAAATTAAAAAAGCAGTAAACGACCAAGCCCCGATAAGCATTGCTTCAAAACAGTTATTGATCAACCTAATTTTATCTTTATGGATGTTATCCACAACACCTGCAAGCCTGGAGTATTCCTTTGCATAGGATGAAAGTGAATTGTATATTTTATTCCCCATATAAAACATTTCCATATCCTGGGCATCTGAAGAAGGACACTCCAAGTCCTTTAGTTGCATTGCGCTAAAAGAAAACCCCCATGAAATAAAATACATAACCATAAATACAGAAAGTGAAAGCCAACAAAATGCATGCAAAGGTGTGTATTTACCAGGAAATATATCCACCCACCAATATCTAACTATAAGAAGTGCCACTGTAATAATAAGGTTTAGCGACCCAAATGTTTTGAGTGCCTTATCTTCCAAGCGGCGAACTCTTTCAACTGAAGATTCGTATTGCTCTTTTTGGTGTTCGATCAATAATTCAGCCTTATCGATAAGTTCTTTTTCTTGATCCTCAATAGTTTTTATATTGCCTCCACAATCATTCATGATTCAGCTTCCTGCACGGAAATGACCCGATAATCTTAGGGGCGCCCATACCGCTTTGAAGAAGTTGAACGTTCAGGAATCGAAATTCAGTGCCAGGACGATGAATGTACTGAAATCCGTAGTTGTTGCCGTCTTTAGCGGGCATTAGGCCCATATCCACGCGCATTCCATTACCATTCCCGAGGGTCTTAATTTTCTGGGAGGTCACAGTTTCGCCGTTAATCTTGAACAAAGAATCAGGGATAGCCTCCATTCGGAAACCACCACACTGCATAGTAATGGTGCCAGCAGTCGCCCCAACTGAAGCCACTGCCAACAACGAGATTATCCACAACCTCATTTGCTACAACCCTCTCTGCAAAGCCGAACCGGATGCAATATCATATGCACCACGCGCTTCACACATCATATCCATGTACCACGCCTGGCCCCTTGTGTCGCCAGTGTACATAATGCCGCGCACAATATAAACGCCGTCGGTCGCAATGCTCGCGGGTTGTGCGGTAGTACCCTCAACGGTGATGTTGCCGTTGTTATTCTGGTCGGTGATGCGCCCCTGAGTCATAGCTATGTCGTTATTGCCCAGCACCGTGCGGTAGACAGAGGCCTGATTCAACTCTATCAGCCCATTAACCCGGATATTGGGGTTAATCAGACAGCGTACGTTAACGCCGCTGCCGATAGTCTGTTGTGGCATGCCGATGAGGCCAGTGGCGCTGTTCAGCTTAATAGCATCGTGAACGACTTCGTTTTTCGCCACCATCTCACGCTTACCATCAACAAACATCCAGTCAGCCTGGCATTGTTCGGCAACGTTATCCATCAGGTGACGCGTCATGCCAAACAGCACCCGGCCACGCGGGTAAACAGTCGCAGGCATGGCCGGAGTGTTACCCTCTGTCACGCCTTTTGCATTGAAATCATTCATCAGTGCCGCATTGACATCTGCAACCGTATAGCCCGCCGCAAGTGTCTGCGTCGTGATCGAAGTTGCAAATGCCCGGTCTGAGTCAGCCGCCTGTATCAGCACAAAGCTGTCGATGGGGTTATCTTTGCCGGTGATGGTGTAGCGGATCTCGCCATCAAAGATAAGCCCGTAGTTCCGCCCGTCCATCTGGCCCACGTCATCGGGGTTTACCCTTCGCGCTGTACCGACCTGGCTGGCGGAAACATCTGCTGCAACCCCATCGTAACCGGCAATTACCCGGATACGGGTAAATTCATCACCAACAATCCGGTTAACGGTATCAGCGGCCAGGTTATACACCTTGAAGGTCCCTACCCGCGTTTCACTGCTCAGATTGAACCAGTCGATGGTAAAAGTGACCTTGAAGCTACCGAAGTCGGTAGCGTTGCCTTTCGAGTCGACAAGCTGCAGCTCAAAATGCCGCATCCAGTTCTGTGACATGGTTACTCCGTTACCGCGTAAAGATGGCTGTTTATTCCGAGATCGGTTTCTGTGGGGTTTTCGCTAGCCGGGCTATCACAGCCGACATAAAGCGAAAAACCCAGCCCGAGATAATCGTACTGCGCCAGCAGGTCAGCGCCGGTGATGAGCGGTACGCCTTTAATCAGGTCAGCACCAGCGCTGTCCATGATGTCCAGACACCAGAACGCAGCACGCCAGGTAACCGCTATCTGAAAACTCTGCCCCGCCAGCGATATTGAAAACGACTGATTTTCTGGTGACAGCGGGATTTCTGATACGGACATTTATCCTCCGGTTGCGTAGCCAGCGAGACGGCTTAACAGAGACTCATTTTTCGCCGTCGGCGTTTTTACTCCTGAGTTCTGCACAGCCGAAGTATTAGCCCCCAGTTTCATATCTTCTTTGGCTGCAACCTGCGTGGTGGTTGTACTGGTAATGATGACCTCGCGCAGCGTAAGAACCGCAGACAACACATTCTCTGATGTCCTGTCGGTGGTGACTTCCAGCGCACGGATCAGCATGTTGGTGTAAATCCGTTTACCGGTCACCACATCGAAAGGCACCCTGCTGTTCTGCAGGTCCAGCAACTCCTGATACGTTTCTTTCGGGCTAAGGCCGACGCCCAACCCGATTGAAGTGGTATCGAGAAAGTCGAGCAGAGACCCGCCACCAGCAAAACCAACCTGCATGATCACTTCTGACGGGCGACGGTAGGCATGGTCAGAAATCGCAGAACCAACCTCCACCGGGTGTTCTGTAATTTCCAGCGTGTCATTGTGCTTTTCAGAGATAACGACGCTGGGAACGATCAGTCCAATCTTCCTGCTCTGCTGCTGAAACAGCGTTGAAAAAATATCCATCAGCCCGCCCCGCTCTGGTTAGTACGTAACACCCTTGCATTCGCATCCAGCTGGCGCTGGCCGACTTCCTGTCCGATCTCCTGGGCGTTCGTGCCCTGAATATGGTAGGTATTATGCTGCTGAATCTGCGCACCTGATGCCTGATAAGCCAGCGGGCTGTTCCAGTTCGAATAGCCTTCTTTGCGGGCCATAGACTGCATTAGTGCCCCCATCGTATTCGGATCTGACAGGTTCAGCGCTGCCGTAGGTGATACCCCCATCCATCCGGCAACCTGTTTGGCGTAAAGCTGCGGATCGTTGTTATCTCCTGCTGGAGCCCAGGTGCTGACGATATCCATAATTGTTTTCAGCCGGCGCCCTGTGGTTTTGCCGGTGAAGTAGCGCATCAGTTGGTTTTTCATGGCAGTCCAGCCATGAAAGGCGTTCTCGAAGGTACGGAAACCCCCACCGCCAACCGGGCGGATATTGCCAGGGTTGTTGTTGCGGTCAGCACGAGTGTTTCCATCCCCTCTGAAAGCACGCCCGAGGCTGCGCGGGTCGAAGCCCGTTTTCTCTTTCACCCAATCAGCAGCACTATTCGCACTATCTGATACACCAGGCAGCGCATCAGGCTGATCACTTCCCTGCCTGAGCAGGGCCTTACCGATACTCGCAGCATCTGACCAGCGGCCATCTTTGATAGCATTCAGCAGATCACCAATCATGCTCAGCATCTTGCTGAACTCACCCATCTGGGTAATGAAGTTGCTGAAGTCCCACTTCAGTGACCAGGATTTAGGGTCGATGTTCAGAAGCTTCGTCAGCCCCTTCCCGAGATCGATGACCGATTGTTTCAGGTCGCCAACCATCTTAAGCGCGGCATCAACTTCAGGTTTCCATTTCTCCCAGTCAATGAGGCTTTTGCCGCCCTCTTTCCAGGTCTGGTAATCCTCCCAAAGCAACGCTATGGCCCCCGCAAGGCCAAGCACCCAGGTAATGGGTGACGCCATCATGGCGCGGTTCAGTAGCCACCATGCAGCAGTAAGCGCACCGAGGAGCTCTATCAGCTCCTGTGACTGCTTATCCAGGGAATCCCACCAGTCACTGATACCCTGGCCTAACTGCATGAGCCGGTAAATCATCCTGCCGACCATTTCACCAGCCCAGAGGATACCCTTAACCGTCGCGGTGATTGCGCCTTCGATTTTCGGGAAATTGTCCAGTATCTGGTGCCGTAGCCGGTCCAGCGACCCGGCGAGACCATCTGCGAGGCCGGAACCGATTTTATCCCGTGCCATGCCAGCCATCAGACCGAAGGAGCGCAGCGAGGTCATGAACTTGTTTGAACTGACAGCGGCCACGCCGGCGTTATAGCCGATCGCTTTCGCCATTGCGGTATATTGGCCACTAAACTGGCCGATACCGCGACGCATTGCCATCAGGGTGTTTTCATCAATACCCAGCATCTGTGCGTACTGATTAGCCCTGTAATACGGCATGCTGCTAAGACGCTGGCCGACGCCGGTGAAGACGCTGGCCATATCCCGCATGTTGCCTTTAGCATCGCGAGTCTGCACACCAAGACGATTCAGGAAGCCTTCAGCACCAGGGTTGTTACGCACGAACCGTGACAGGTTTTCGAGGGAACCGCGTGCTGCGTCAACACTGCCGCCCATCTGGCTGACGGCATACCCGATTTGCTTAATGCCCTGCACTGTCGCGCCAGTACGCTGAGAAGCCCAGTACAGGTTATCCAGACTACTGGCGATTTTGGCGGTGTACGCCACGACTGATGCAGCGGCCAACTCCACTTTGGTACCAAGCTCGATCGCCTTGAGCGTCGTTCCGGTAACCACCGAATCAAATTTTCTGGCGCCAGCCTCGTCAACGTTAAACCCAAGCGAGATCAGAAAGTCCTTGAGCGTTTCAGCGTTCATTGTCCTCTCTCCATTTCGCTATGCGGTAGTCGTTATCGGCTTTGAGATCCAGCCAGTCATTCATGCGGGCAATGTCGGCCAGGTCGACTGATCCGTCCTTCAGTGCGGTATAGGGGATATACCCGGCTTCCACCGGGCGCATCAGGAAGCTTTCGCCTTCAGGTAAGGACTCAAGCGTCAGGCCGCTGGCGGGGTGGCCGTCCCGCTGGCGGGGAGTTCTTTCAAAAAATTTCCCAGGCTGTCGGCGACCACCCGCGCCACCAGCTGCAGCATCGTGAACAGGTCGATGTCGTCGAACATCAGCACGCCCTGATCGAAAACTTTCACCCATCCCTTTTCGTGCTGGCGGGAAACGACGCCCAGGCACGGATGAATCACCGCGTTAACGTCGTCATCCGGCAATGCCGCCAGCGTGTCGGCTATTTTTGGCAACACACTTTCCACTACAGCGCCGGAGTTCCCGGCTACAGCCTGCGCCTTCAGCGTCGAAAACTCACTAACCAGCCCGACCAGCACCGGCAGAAGTTTTCTGCTGACCTTCAGCTGCTGGAAAACATCGAGTTTGGCGGTGCGGTAATTGACGCCTTTGATTTCAAATTCCATCTGTTAAAACTCCCCCAGCAGTTGGTCAATCTTACCGGCGTCAAATACCCACGAAACGGTATTCCCCACTTTCGCGTTGGAATGGTCTGGCTGTTTCTGGAATGCGCAGGATCGCGCAGTAGAGATGTCGCCTGACACCTTATTGCGCACGACAATAACGTTGTTTCCCCAGGTAGCGGAGGACTGGCTCTGTGCGTTATACATCAACGACAGTTTTTTATTCACCGGGGAGGTTTTTAACAGAGTAACCGTGATAATGCCGCTCTTACCGGCGTGCAGACTATGCATCACCTCACCATCAGCGCCAACGGTCATTGTGTTCTTCGCCTCGGTCATCGTGATCGTAATGCCCTCTTCGGAGTTCGCCGAGCCGTAGCCCAGATCGATACTTCCGGTCGGGCCAGTCAGCGACGCCGAGACGTCAATAAAACTATAGGTTCCGCTCATGGTCGCTCCTTATCGCACCACGTTGATCTGCACGTCGGCATAGTGAATGGCCCCGGCCAGTTTGATTGCTGCCTGAATCACCGGTGACTTACGAGCTTCCCTGTCGGACTGAGCCTGATTAGCAACCGCACCGGCATAGACGTAGTAGCCTTTAGTCAACGTGTCACCTGATTCAATCTGACCGATCGGGCCACCATTCCAGACACCCGGAGCAATCAGACCGTTATTAACCGCCTGATCGAGCGAGGCTTCGACGTTGGTCATTAAACGGGTTACGCCGGCGTCGGTCTGTGGGATTTTGGTAGTTGAGGTGTACAGCAGGTTGTAGAGATTGGTCTGAACGTAGTTCTGCAACCAGTCCAGTCCATGGCGCTCATCAAAGAAATCGCCGTTCGCCATCACGCCCTGCTGGATAATCGCCGTATCGTTGGCGTAGTAGACGTAGACGTTACCGTTAATGGCATCAATGGCGGACGCCTGCGCGGTCGTCAGTGTCTCGTAGGTGATACCTGGCTCGGTTTTAAACTTCAGGGTGATGGTGGTATTGCTGCCGGTGAAGTTCACCGTAAACGCGCGACCAAATGCAGAGATGGCAGCATATTTACTGCTGGAGCTGTACTGCCAGAACGTACGCCCGTAGCCTGCGGCTTTCAGCTTATAGCCGATATTTGCAGTGTTGCCGGCCACCAGCACGTTAACATCATCGGTGGTAACGGCCAGAATGCGACTCAGGCTGGATGCTTCAATAGCAGCAGCGACAGAAATCACGTCAGCCTCAACAAGATCCGCACTGTCGGCAATCGCCAGTCCATACCAGTTGGTATATTGCAGCGCAGCGTTAACCGCCTGCAGCAGCGTTTCCACCGTACCATCTTCACCGCCTGCCAGCGTTTTCGCCCAGCGGCCGATATAGACCAACGTTGGTTTTGGTGATTGTGAAAAGAAGATGGTCGCCGCTTCATATTCTGGTGAATCAACGCCAAAATGATCGCCAATATCTTCAATGGCTGAATACTGGCGAATACGCTCGGTCACCGGAATAACGGTTGAGGTTCCCAGAATGAGGAGCGCACCGAAGTTACGCCCCGTAGACGCAACCGCTGACATGATGATGTCCACGTTCACGACATTGGAAACAGGTAAGCCCTGTGCCATGTTTTATTCTCCAAAATATTGCACTGGCGCGTCGACCAGCGATTGAATGCCGTACTGGCGGATGATTTTGCGGCGCAGGTCAACGCTGATATCGTACCGGCGCACCCACTGGTTATTGATGAGTTCGGGAAGGTTGAGGATCCGGCCCATCTGAAGTAATGTCAGTCCTGAGCGGTTCAATTCGTCATTGTTCTGCGATACCAGCAGGCCATCACGAAAGCGTGTGGCCATCGCCAGCCCCTGCGGTCCGTAGAAGCACAGAATCAGACTCACGGTCTCATGTGACCACTGTTCGGCGCTCTCTTCACCCTGCAGGTAAGCGGGATTGAAGTCTTCCTGAATACCGGTGATACCAAACGCGCACCAGGTAGTGCCGTTTTTGGGTATCTGCTTTTGTGGGTCGGTCCAGCGCGGGTAAACCAGCGTGGCATCCAGCCCGGTAACGCGCCGTATCCAGCGGCTGATTAACCTTTCCAGATCCTCATCGTAGGGCGGCGAATCACCGACGGGCGTCAGATAGCCCGCCGTTGTGCTGTCGTTACTCAACTGGCGTACCTCCGTCAAATTCCAGCAGTTCGCAATGTGCCTGGACGAACCCGACGCCGTAGGCCGTATACGGATCGACAAACGTCACGCGATAGTCGCGCCCCTGGTAGGTCACTGTGTCAGCATCCAGTCCGGGCTGACCCTGCGTAAGCCTGAACTGAGTAACGATGAGGATTGCGCCGTTGATGTTCTGTCCGGCGGTCATACGTTTAGCTTCCAGAGAGCGGTCAACGGTCACCACCCCGGAGAACGGGATATCCTGCGGCGTATTGATCGGGAAGTTATCTTCGTCAACCGTCTGCACCTGTCGGTGACATACCAACGTCAGATCGACAAAATCCGGGTCCAGAAGAACCTCTGTCACATCGAGTAAAGGCATTATTTTTTCCTTACGACGTATTGAATCGCACGCAACAGGAAGCCATGAGCATACAGCGGCTTAATACCTCTCAAACCAGCAGCACGACGTCGCTTAAGCGTCTTTTCGGATAAAGGCTCTAGTCGATCACCGTCACCGATAACCGCCTTTGCCGCATCACGGGCAATCTGCCCAGCAGCTTCAAGATGCTGCTCTGCCACACCAGAATTCCCCTCAAGCGCAGCCTGTGCGGCAAGCTTCAGCCGTGCGGTGGTTTTATCCCGAGAATCCTCTATACCCATATCGAGAAAAGGCCGTGGCGGGAGCGTGACGATCTCGCCGTCAATCTCTACGGTCGCCCCGGTGGACTGCAGGTAACCAATTTCGGCATTACTCAGTGGGGAATCTTCACGTGGAGGGCCAGCGGGAATGCCCACCAGCACGTCAGTGCCGGAAAGCTGCTTTAGCGCGTCGAGGACACCGGCGTAATTGTCCTCGCTAACCGTTAGCCCGCTTTTCATTGCGGCATCCCCAGCTGAATTGCTCCTGCACCAAACAGCATCAGATATTCCCAGAACTCAGAACCGTACCGGGAGTTATTCCAGAAGCCCGCATTCGGGTCCAGCGTTGCGCTGGCATCGTAGCTTACCGAAACCTTATCCACTGATTTTGATGTCTGTACGCCGCTATTGGAGCCACCAGCGGTACCAACAGCAACGCCACGCATATCAGCGGTGTACAGGTACAGGTAGTGAGCAACATACAGGCCGACAACATAGGGGAAAATATCCTCACCAAAACGCGATTCACTCAGCAGGACATCAGCGAGATTAATGCGCATTTGAATCGTGGGGGTGGGATACGTGGTTTCGTTAGCAAACTGCGGAAATGCTGCCCTGAACTGCTCAGGCGTCGGTAGACTTTGATTTCTTGCCATTGGTGGTAGCCTCCGCCAGCTGCGCTTCGAGCTCAGCAATACGCGCTTCATACTCAGCAATACGCGGATCTTCCGCCACCGCCGGCGCTTCGCCATCTGGTGAGCAATGTGCTTTTACAAACCAGTGCTCTGCCACTGCGTCATCAACATCATGGAAGCCTGCAGCGAATGGCGTGATTTTCGCACCGTCGTTGAAATTGAACGCGGCCAGTACATAGATTTTCTTCATCTGAATTCCTTAGAAAAAAGCCCCTGTGAAGGGGCTGTATCTGGATTAAATGCCATCCATGTAGTTCAGGGTTTCCGGGTAAACCGGCTCAACCGCACCCAACTTGCCGTAGTAGGTCACTAGCTGGTACAGGCCGCGATACTGGATCGGGACGCTCTGCAGCGGAACCATCGGGAAGCGCACAAACTTCTTATCGTTGGTGTAGGCCACCATGCGATCTGTACCGCCCACACCGCGGCCCTTCATCCATTTAACCGGACGAATGTTCAGAGGCTTGCCGTTCTGGTGATAGGCGATGGTGTTCGTTTCCAGGTAGGTCAGCAGAGACTGGTTACCGGCGCTGGAAACGATGGTGCTAGCAATGAACGAATACTGCTCAGGCGGGATCAGCAAATCTTCCGGTACTTTAGAGTAAGCGGAACGAGCCCATGCATTGCTCAGCACCTGGTTAATGCTGGCACGGATTTCGTCAACGGTTGAAGTGGCCCAGGTTTTGGTCGCGTTGGTCGGCGTCACCTGAGACAGGTTAAGTAGGCCTTTAGCACCTTTTGCTGAGTCACCGATATAAACCTGCTCGTCGGTATCCATGTTCCATTTCAGCTGCATGCCGTCATACTTCTGGGTATCGATAGGGCGCCCAACCTGTGCGGCAGCATTCAGTTCGATAATCGTCCAGCCAAGCTCCATGCCCCACAACTCCAGCGGGAAGCCCTTTTTCTCGATATCAACGCTGATGCCAGCAATAGCGGTTGCCAGCGGGCTGATCCAGTTTTTGCCGTTGGCGTTAGGCGTACCTGCAGCAGCAAAGGTGGTGTTGGTGAAGGAGCTGATTTCGTCCGCGATAGATACATCTTCTCGCAGCTGAATATCGCGGCTCCACGTCTGCGAGGTCAGCGGCAGATTCAGCGTCTGGTCGAGGCGCTCCAGTTCTCCGATGAGAAAGGTACCAGAACTGTCGACTGTTGCCTGGTCAAATGTCATTGGCATTTGCGATTTCCTTAAATATTAAAGGCCAGTTCAATGTTGCCGTTCGTGTCGCCAGGGCCATTGAAGTAAGCGTTGGTGATCTGCACGGTATTCGTGCTGTCAGCGGCGGCCAGGAATGCACCCAGCGGGCTTGATGCTGTCGGTGTAGCCACACGCATAAAAACAGCCCCGCCAAGCGTTACAGCACTGGCATCAGCACCGATGTTGACCGTGACATAACCACGCTTCATGCAGTCGCCCGCGAAGTTGTAGCCACTTCCGATCTGGCGCACTTTGTCGGGCTGATTTGTAGTTGGGTAAGGACGAACATAGATACCCACCACAACAGCAGCCGTATCACCCGCCTCAATCGGCACAAACTTACCTGACGAAAACTTCCCGGCAAGACCGTACGCGGCGAAAACCTTTGTGCTGTCCAGCGTCTGAGGTTCAACCGTCAGATCCTGCGGACGTGAGATTGACCCGGCGATGCCCGCAGGCATCCGGTAAAGAAACGTGTTATCCATTGAATGCCCCGTTAGTGTTTAGCCCAGAGTTCCTTCGCGGCGGCGTTAATCTCCGCGATGGTTTTGGTGGTGTTGGAGTTGATGGAGCGGAAACCGTCAACGGTTTTAGCTGCGGTATTGCGGTTCTTAGCCAGCTCTGACACTGCCGTAAAGGCCATGTCAACAGTGGCTTTTTTCAGTTTGGTGATATCAGCATCACCCACGATAGAGCGGACCATTACCTGATCAGCGGTTGCCAGCACTGAACGTTTAAACGCAGTAGGCTTTGCCGAGGATGGTAACTGGATACCAGGCTGAATCAGATCGGCACGATAAGCGGCATCACCAGTAACGGCGCCCTCTTTCTCGTCCTTCTCTTCTTCATCTTCATCACCTGTTGCCGCTGCCGGGGTCAGTTTGGAAAACGCTTCGATCAGCGCTTTCCCCCATGCGGGGATTTCTTCATCTTCATCGCCAGTGAGTGGCAAAGTAGGCGCAGGTAACGGGCTTTGCGGTGAAAGGTTAATCACCACTCCACCTGGCGTAAGCGAAGAACTCACGTCGTCATCACCTGTGACGCTGTCAGGCGCGTTATCAACAAGATTCGCCATTTCAGCGGCGTCGTTGGTTTTACGGGCCTTCATGAGCCGGGTAAACCAGTTTTTAGTTGTGCTAGGCATAGCATCCCCTATTTTACAACGGAAACCGGCCCGCCCGTTTGGGACAAGGGCCAGATGGTTACCGGTTATCGCAGACTGAATCGCGAGGCCGGGTGAGATTTCTTCGTAGTCAGCATCGTATCCACAGCTAACCTCGTCATCGCCAGCATCAATGGCTTGAAGCCCTTCGGGGCTTTTAACAATGACGTCTGCCAGCAGCAGATCGGACTTATCGCCCTCCCCGCGCCTGACGTTCTGAATGTGTCCATGCGCCAGTAGCCGCCAGTTCTCAGGAGCAACAAAAATAATGTCGCCATTGAAATCACGAGGGTGACCAATCGTTACGGCCATACCTTCGAAAGAGGCAATGGATCGCTCACTGAACACCTCTTCAGGCGTCCGCCGTACGATAATCTTCCCGCGCACGTCAGGGGTTAGCTCTGGCCGCTCGGTTTTGTCGTATTCCTGCTCGCCTGTGCGCCCTATGGGTACGTCTTTAAACAGCACTGAGCCGTCAGCAAGCTGGAATCGCGTATTCCCAAGGCGGGTTTTGAAGAAATATTTCATGATTTACCTGCTGAATTGCGGGCAATAAAAAAGCCGCTCAATGGCGGCCTCAGTTATTTGGTTATCTGTTGTCGTATTCGTTTAGCTTTTTCCAACTTTCGAAGAGCGCTATCAACATCATCGAGGGCCTGTCTTTTTATCCTCGCATCCTTGTCTGGGTTATTACCACGCCCTCCCCATTCCGGATCAGAAACCCTTTCAAGATGAGCTTGAGCTCTGCTCAGGTTTAGCTCTGCATTCTCAACATCACTGACGGTTTCAAACCAAGACTTATAGTGGGCGGCGGAATCCTCTGGGTTCTTTAAAAAGCTAATCATATCCGCTTTTTTAGCGTTGCCAGTTGGCAAGTAAAAATTGCACCACTCAGTTTGCCCCACTGGTCTGAAATACCAATAATAAACCCATGTTCCACCCAGTGGGTGCTTCTCATAGTGGTACTCAAATCCGTTTAACCGCTCAATTTTTATTGTCATGTGGCATCCCTACTTAGTTGATATCCACAAATTATGTATTATTTTCTCGGCCCCGGCACCTGTACTTCCGGCCAGCATTTGCAGTTAGGCAAACACCCTGCGTGGCCAGTCATGCCGTCGAGCGTTGGCGGGTTATCCCAGCGCACAAACTTATCTTTCATCTTGCGATGTGATGGTCGGGTTCCAGCGCCTTCAATGCGCCACCAGTAGCCCTCGGAGCCTACAGCCAGAGCTCGCGCCTGTGTCAATGCTCCGGTAGCTCGGCCAATCTCCGTACGCGCTATCATTCGCGCCCTACTGGCTGCAACGTCGCCGGATTGCATAATCATCTCGTATAGTTGATCCGGGCGCTCACCATTGATAACGGCCTGTATCGCACGCTCCTGGATTTCCCTTACTCGGCCCGCAGCCTCTAACGGCAGGGACTTCATATAGCGAATCTGGCGGTAGACAATATCCTGGGCCACCATCCCGATCGGGGTATTGCTGACCACATCTCGTAGGCCCACAGAAATCTCTTCAGAGACAGACCGCCACTGGTTCCACTCTTCCTGCTCCACCTGGGCGAACATCTTCTTGCCGACCATTTCGGCCCAGTCATCAATCACGCCAGAGTAGTCGATGAGCGTTCTGGCAATGCCATCAGCGCTTGCCTGTGAACCATCGTATGAACCGGTGACGATCTGATTTATCTGGTCGACTATCGCCAGTAGGCTTTTCTGATACTGGCGCTCCGACCGGCGGCGGAGGTTCGGTTTGAGATTCAATCTCCTCCCACTGTTTCGCCGCATTCTGGATATCCTCATCACTAATTGAAGCACCGATGCCGGTAACGTCCGCCAGTTCGCGCAAATCGGTCAGCGCGGCAGCCGGTGACATTCCCAGATCACGCACAGCAGTTGCCAGAGCGGTAGTCGTGTTAGTCGCCACCGTAGAGCGATCGGTGTCGCTCATCTGCCACAGGGGGTTAAACTCAAAGGTGAAATCTTCCGGCAACGGCTCGCCAAACTCTGAGCGATGCAGGACATCGAATAACAGGCGGATGTGAGGCCGTAAATCTCGCTCCTGCAGCGTCCCCACGTCATCGTAGTAGTTTGCGAGGTCAGCATCACCGGTTGAAAAACCCTTCGGTGACTGGCGGAACAGACGGACAAGAGGAATGCCAACAGCCCCCGCGATATCCTCTTTAAATTCCCCCAGGAGGTCAGAGAGACCCGCGAAAGAATAAGAATGAGTTTCAAATTCATCCTCCAAATCAAAGAGGGACATCCCCTCATTCGTCTGGAACTGGCGGACCATTTCCATGTTTTTGATCAGCGCTTCGAATGGCTTGCCGCCCAAAGCGATAATTTCACGTAACTTTTTAATCTTAACTGTACGAAGATGCGCCTTATACGCGAGCTGGGCTGCGCCAACACTGGTGCTGTCGTAGGATGTCAGACGGTCGAAAATACGCTCAACAATGGACATACCCCATTCGTTTTCGGTGATTTTCTGCTGGTACGGCAGTTTCACGCCATCCATGCGGATCAGGCGACTGTGATGAACTGTCCAGGCAGGCAGCCCCTGCGCCGTCGTCACAATATCGTAGAACTCTGGCTTGCCGAGGTTGGGCCCAAGCGCTTTTATGCGCCTGGTCAGTTGCGGATTAATCATCCAGCGGTCGAGGACGGCCAGCCCTTTGAAACTTCCCTTGCCGACCTTATCCAACATCAAAGGCGTTAACGGTGCCTGCCCTTCAATAAGGATCAGTGCAACAGCCCCGCCATATAGCCGGGACCATTTCAACGTCTCGTTGATGCAGTCCCACAGTTGTAGCTCATCAAAGCGTGACTCCAGCACTCCCCGACGTTTCGGGTCAATCTCGCTGGTAATGCGAACGCCCTTTTTGGTCATGTCGTCCGCTTTCGAATCGACAGCGGCGCCAATAATCCAAGAGGAGCGGTACGCATACTCAATCAGCAACCGGTTACGGCTGGTATAGTTCGCCCGATATGTCGATGCAGCGTGCTGGTTAGGCTGCTGCATGCCGACGCGGGCCATAAAGTTATCGTACGAATCCGCCGTGGCGACTCGTCCCGTTTTTTTCGCCATGGTGATGATGCTCCGGTTTTTCGATACCCGTGACGGATCAGATAATTTGTTAAAAAATGGCCCGATTTAACATAATGACTGTTACCCGCACCAGCCGGATCCCTCCCATGATGAAATGTCCGCCAAAGGCTTATTTCATCAGGATAAGTAGCAGAAAGTGCGTGAATAAAACGTGCATAAACAGGGTCAAAAAGTGAATAGGGATTTTTCGGCGTGAGGTGGCTATTTCCAGATGTTTAACCTCTTCCCAGGGCTTCCCAGATATCCATTGCCGTATCAGTCGGGGCGAATGCCATAATGAATGCATCAGCCACGTTCGGTGACGGAACATCACGCTTAGCGAGGTCTTTCTTGCTCTCCACCATTACGCGACCATTCTTGTCAAAATCACGGTGCGGGGTGGTCAGCTCTAGCTTTAACTTTTCCAGCAGCGGACAGGATGAATCGATGCTTATCAGCTCATCTACCGGGTACTGCTCACCGTTCTTTACCGCGTTGAAGGTATTACGGAAGCGATCCGCTACCAGCCACCAGGCTTGCGCTTTGAGGTTGGCGAAAAAATCCTTGTTCGGAATGCCAATATATTCATCGTCCGGCTCGTTCACGCCTGCGCCAGCATTGAATCGCTGATAGTTGATGCGTGATGCGTTCATGTTTTCGCGCTTACGATCCTCGTTAATTTCTGAGAATTTAGCGCCAGCAGACGCCCCGACGCCTATCGAGTCGTAGACGATATCAGCATCGCGCTCCAGCGCTGCCTGGTAAGTGCGCTGGCAGCTCTTAAGTAATTCATCCTCTTTCGCCTTCCACTCGTCAGCCCAGTACACGACAGAACCATGGCGATAGACGTTAGCGCATTTATCCGCGCCACTGTCGGCGACGTCGAAGCCAATACGCTTACGCCCGCTTGGCTCGAAATTAAGAACCTTGTGCGCGTCTACCGCTGCCTCTATCCATGACAGTTTGATAATGGCTGCATCATCATCAGATTCCGGTACGCCTTCGTAAACGTGCTTAAACCCGTCTGGATCACGCCGCCTGGCGGCTTCGATAACCTTCAGCATGGTGTCGGAAAGGAACGGGTTTTCGTCGTAGTTGATTTTGCGTATCAGCGTATCTTCTGGTGGATCGACCACAAAGTTACGCCACACGAAATCGGTGACCAGTCCGGGGTTAAAGATAAACCAGCACTCTGAGCCCTCCTTACGGATGGTAGGCTCCAGTATCTTCCACTGATACTCCGTCAACGCGTGGGCCTCTTCCAGCCACAGCACGCTAATCCCCTCCAGCGACTTAATCTCTTCGATATTGCGCCAGAGGCCGTAAAACACGAACTCAGAACCGGTCACCCGGTTAATGATTTTGTTGTTCAGAACACGGAAACGATGCCGCAGGCCAAACCGGTCAATCTGGATTTTGAGCAGGGTATATACCGACTCCTCAATTTTGTTCTGGATCTGACGGGCGCAGCAGAAACGGAGGGTATATTTATTTGCCAGGAATATTGCAATTCCGGCGGCATCCCACGATTTTGACGATGACCGCCCACCATAAAGCACTTTGTTACGCGCCTGCGTCGTCCAGAAGCTACGCAGAACCGGATTCAGCGTCGGTTTGGATGTCAGAGTAGAAGTCATTGAGGTCACGCTCTCCGTTACCATCATCTATGCCAGCATCACGGCGCAAGCGATCTGCCTCCAGTGATACCTTGTCAGTGGCGGCTTTGCGGTAATCAGTATCAGCAAATATTTTCCCGACCGTGGCAAGAGTTCCCACGATGGACTCAATACGTACGGTGTTACGCATCATTGCTTTGTCAGCGGCAACCATAAGCGCTGCCAACTTATCCCGTGCCTCATCACTTTCAGCATCTTCCATCAGCGTTAACCAGCGGCCAATATTCTCGGCAGCTGTCAGGTTATTTGCCCGGAGTCGAAATAGCTCATCCTCCAGTTGCAATACCCTTGCATCTTCAATGACGTCATCTTTAAAAAGCATTCGACGTGCATAGCCGCCGTGCTTTACCGCTTCCTGATTCCCGCGCTGGAATGGGTTAGTCGGAGGATCGGTACGCACCCCGCGTATCGGTTTCGTATCTGGTGGAGGTTCGGCTTTTGGTTGCGTACTTTTATGCGTACGGCCAGCGCTGGCAGGCTTTTCGCTGGTACGCGTCTTGCTCTTTTGCGTACCACTTTGCGTACCATTTTTGCGTACCTGCGTACTGGCCTTGCGTACCCACCCGAACTTCTTGGCTCTCTTCCTGATGGCCCCTTCAGTTACGCCGTATTGCTCGCCTATATCACGGAGACTAAGGACTCCGGCCCGGTATGCCGACTCGATGGCCTCCCAGTCCGGTGTTGCCATGATTATTCCCTCACGTAGACATTATCGAAGCCCCTCGGAGAAGAGCTCCTGTAATGCCGTCAGTCAATTTCAATAACAATTAGATCAGCCACTCGCTTTTTTACCTCTTCTACGAAGGTGTAGGCTGTTTCGGCATTGAGCGGCTTGCCAGCCATTTCATCTTCAACCTGCTTTACGATGGAAAAAAGTTCGTTGGCCGTTGGCATTTTTGCTTTTAGCGCCACGGAAAGTTGACCGAAATTAGCGTGCATATTCATGGGGCTGTCCTGTTTGGGCTTTGGGTACTGGCTTCTTCCCGCTATAGAATGTGAAATCAGCAGCATGCTAACTCCTTTATTTCAGGCACTGCGTGCGGATGTAGTCCTGCTACTGGCTCACAGCCCGGTAATACGCCTGCCAGCGATATTTATCTAACCGCAGTTGGCGCAGACACTGAACGGTTTCGATATCAGCCTGCAGGTCTTCGTCGCTGTCCTTACCGGCGTCACTTGCCTTGCAAGGCGGGCTCATCAAATCCGGGGATGGCGTTGGCAGCGTCGATAGCTCGCTGGCGCAGCTGCACAGCATCATCGTCAAACCTGCACACAGTACGATTCGGAGACTGGACATATTTCACCACGTCGCGGGTTATGGTTCGGTAGATGACCTTGCCCTCTTCTGTAGCGGCAGCGGCCTTTTGCTCTACTGGCTGGATAACCTTTTCGGCTTTCTCTTTTTTCTTCGCCGCCAGGGCGTTGATATGGTCAGCGTGAGAATTCCAGCCAGAACGCCATGAGAAAATGCAGGAAAGCAGCAGGATAACCACCGCACTGATAATGGCGGTTAAGCGGCTCATCAGAACACTCCCGGAGCAGATGGAGGTACGCCGGGATTTAATGGCCCAAAGCCATCATCAGCCTTTTTAGGTTTCTCGCCCCACAAACACACCTCGCGCTCAATCTCGCGACGCGTTACCAGGCCCTTCCATTCTTTACCGCCGGCATAAGTCCAACGGCGCAATTGGTCACATGCACCTTTCTGGTCACCCTGGTTGATTTTTCGCAGCAGTGTAGAAGTCTGGAAGTTGCCAGCGCCAACGTTATACGCGAACGAGTACAGCGCACCTCGCATCGTTTCAGGGATCGGCTTCTTGATATAAGGGTTGATCTGACGGGCAACGCTGTTCAGGTCTTTATTGAGCAGTGCGCGGCATTCAGCCTCGGTGTACTTCTTGCCGAGCATGATGTCTTTGCCGGTGTGGCCATAGCAGACAGTCCAGACACCCACCACGTCCTGATAAGGGTTGTATCTCACACCCTCCAGACCATCGTTACCGGTCGGCCCGGTGATGAGTGCTGACGCAATGGCAATTGCTCCACCGCCAACGGCAGCAATAACGCTATTCCTCAGCTTTGGTGACATAGCCATTCAGCCGATCCTCCCGCTCTTTACGCCGGTAATACCAGTTCACGCCGCAGGTAATAACAGTGCACGCTATACCGACAACGATCGCCCAGTCACTCAGGCTCATTCCCGCCACTTTGTCGGCCAAAATCCATACCTCTGTTTTTGCTACATCGGCATAAGCCTTTGCTGAGACACCGCAGCCCGTCAGCGCGGTCCCGGTGCCGTATGAGAGTCTGCTGTAAATGGTGCTCATTTTGGTCATAGCCTCACCTCCGTGGTTACGGATGGCGCTGATGAAAGGAATAGGCGGCCCTGTTAGCGATTGCGGGGTTAGGAATCCCACGCTCTTTAACCTGCCCGGATTGGGTTATGAGCCCGTCAGACAGTGGGCCTGTATGAATGGCCGCCAGATGGATTTACGACAACACACAGAGTGAGTGAGTGACGTTCTGGCGGCACAAATAGAAAAGGCCGAACAAATGCGCGGCCTTTATATGTCTGAGCAAAAAAAAAGCCCACTCGTCGAAGTGGGCAAAATGGTAGTTTGTTCAGTGGAGGTTACACCGCCAGCTCTGCCACAACGTCTTATGCACGTTATTTCAGGATTTAGCGAAACGGTGCAACCACACAAAAAGTATAGTACGTAAAACAAGAAAAACATGGAGTGTGGTGCCGGGTGCCTCCCGGTAAGCCTTTGGTCAGCCACCATGACTTGCGGTCCGAGTGAATCATGAAGATTCCATTGAAGCTGTTTCCGCCCCTCCGCATAGGGGGATTCACCACACCTAAAATCTAGCACCAATGTTATCGTATTTTCAACACGCACTTCCCGGGTGCGGTCCTCTGATTCACGATCATTTGCACGTCTTCAGTTGCCGCTGATTAGCGACGTATTACTCCTTGTGATATTGTGCAAGAATATAAGTCACAAAATTTGAAGGGATATACACCTATGGATAGAGTTAAGTTCAAATGCCCCAGTTGCGGACAGACGCTGACTTTTAGCGACATTCTGCACGAAGAAACAATTGATAAAATTAAAAATACGTACTGTCCAGGCTGTAAAGCACTTATCAGCAAAGAAGAAATCACGCGACAGATTCAGAGCAATGTTACAAAGCGAATTGGTATTATTTTCGGTGAGCAAAGTAACCATTCGTGATTCAGCTGAAAAAGGCTACGCGAACGCGAAGCTTGTGAATGGTTGCCGCTGACTGGCGGCATATTTCCCTGTCTGATATTGTTGATTTGCGAAGACCACAATACCGATAAGGAAACTCACTCATGAGCAAGATTAAATTTAAATGCCCTGGCTGCGGACATGACCTCGTCGTACGCAGTGGTGTCGAAATCCATAGCATGGACGACATTGAAGGAGCCGTCTGTAGCAACTGTGACCGAACCATTCACAAGAATGACCTCGTTAGTCAGTCGAGAAAATATGCCGAGAATCTCGTCCGGGATATGCTCGGGAAGCACTTCAAGTAACGCCGAAATCTTCCTTTCAATCCTGCTGGTATCTGCGGTAATCGACGCCAGCATTTTGGCTTTCTTCATTGCAAATACCCCAGGCTGATAAATCAAAATGGATAAATTCGACCGAACCATCCAGCGAGAAACACTGCAGCTACTTTATGCCGTATATCCAAATGAACTAACCAGTGTACAGATGTATGAAATAGAGTGCCTGTACCCCGATGCGGACAGCCTTACAGCAAACCTGCTTTATCTCCACCAGCACCAACTTATTGTGAGTGGACTCAAATCTAGTTCTGGTGAGTACGTCATGGTAAACAGACCCACTATTACTCACCGCGGAATTGATTTCATCCGCGACGATGGCGGCCTGGGCGCTATTCTGAATGTGCAAACAGTTAAGCTGCACGACAGCACGATCATTGCCCTGGAAGACATAATCCGTGTTGCAAACATTCCTGAAGAGCAGCGGAAGGGACTGATTTCAAAACTTCGAGAGCTTCCGGCAGACGCCATAAAACATTTGACGCTTCAATTACTGACTCCGGCGGTTCTGCATCCGCAGGCCGTAATTCAGTCAATTGAAAAATTCCTGCAGACTCTGTGAATTCCTGATCGGGGCGAATCATTGAGAAACGTCCCCAACCTACTGCTCGGCTTAAAAGTACCCAGAAGTCAGCCTGATGATCACACGTCAGGAAAAAGCCTTTCGGGTGAAAGTGGCATGCGTAAATTTTCATGGCTCCCCCAAAAAGCAAAAACCCCGCCGGGTGGCAGGGTTAGTAATCAGTTTCATTTGGATGTAAGTATCCATGATTAGAAGCATACAGGACACTTTTATGCAAAGTCAACTCTATCGTGCAAAAATTTGCCGCTATATGCTTTGATCGCTTCAGTAACTGGTCGCCTTCTCGAATTCTGCAGCAGCCTGCCTCTCGCCTTTGTGAAGCATATCCACCAGCCCTTCATAAAACGGCTTCCAGTTGCGTGACCATGAGGACTGATGTAAATCAGGTATGTACATCTGGATCGCCCGGTGTGCGTTCGCTGACTTGACGCTGGTGAAACCATTCCCCGAACAGCGCTCACAGGTTTTATATACCGGCGCTCCCTGCTCTTTGGTCGCTTTGCGGTCCAGTACCTGGCCGGAGCCTCCGCAGCGACAGCGGGCGTTTACCTTCCCCTTGCCGTCACAGGCTTCACATTTACCGTTGACGATGGTTGTTACTTCGGTCCACTTCTCCCAGTCGGACGGACGAACAGCGCGTGACCTTTTCGCCCAATATGGCGCTTTGCCCCACGGATACGTGACTTTGCGATCTGTGGTAGTGGTTTCAATCTTGCCAGAGCCATGGCATACCCTGCAGCCCCCCGTGGTTTCCGCTGAACGGGAATACTCCGCAAAGGCAAACTGCGCCAGAATCAGGCAGCAGCGCCCCAGCGCTTTACCCGCGGCCTTCCGCACGTTTTTAGGTGCTGTATCAAGGGCATGTCGCGCCAGCGCCTGAACGGCCAGTTGCTCATCGGTTCTACTGATGCCAGCCTTACCGAAGAACGCCGCCAGCCCGAACCGTGCCCGGCTGCTGGTCACCCCGATCCCGGTCATAACGTCTGTGCCATTCAGGCGATTCGGCGAAGTGCTTTTCACGTCGTCGCTGATATGCATGCCTTGTGGGCTGAAGTGTTTTAAGGAGGCTTCCAGTTTCATGCGGCCACTTCTCCGATATCAGAAATTAAAATTTGTCCGGTCTCACCCCAGAGCTTTGTTACCCGAAAGTCCCAGATATGCGCGTCGTCAGCAAACAGTGCATCCATCAACGCTTTAATCATGTTGTCGGCATCTGGCTTTTGCTGATGAGCCTGACCATTCATTGCTACGCGTTTTTTCTGGCTCCAGCTCGCCGGCATCGGCAGGATGAAGGTAATGTGACTTCCCGCCTCTGGCATAACGACCTTCTTCAGCCTGACCTCATCACAGAACGCCCGGTAACGAAGCACTACTTCTCGTTGTTTCCATTTGTCGGCGCGGGTTTGTCGGGGCTTGCCCATTGGGGTGATGTTAAAAATCTGCATTATTTGCCTGGCTCCCTCTGGTATAGCGACGTTGCTGCGGTTTAGGTTTGGGGGTTGAGCGCTGGCGGGCTTCCTCCTGGTCGATCGGCAGGAAATGCCCGTTATAGAACCGGCGATAAATTGTCCCCAGTTCGCCGTTGCGTTGTTTTGTCACGTTGATTTCAGCTACGCCCTTTGCGGCTGATTCCGGGTCGTAAACTTCATCGCGATACAGCATCAGGATTAGGTCAGCATCCGCCTCAATCTCCCCGGAGTTCTTCAGGTCAGAGTTCATCGGGCGCTTGTTGGGGCGAGATTCTACCCCGCGGGATAACTGACTCAGGGCGATAACTGGCGTTTTGTTGGTTTTGGCGAGACGTTTCAACCCCTTCGACAGCTCCCCCACAGCCAGGTCGTAGCGGGCCGTGCTCTGAATTTTGATCAGCGCCAGATAGTCGATGACCACCAGGGCAATTTCTGGATGCTCCAGCTTATAGCGGGTTGCGGTTTGTTCAATCTGGTCGATATTGAGGTTAGTTGCGTCGGTGATCCAAACGCTGCGGTTAACCAGTTGCTCCATGCCGTTAAAGAATCGCGCCCAGTCTTCATCCTCAAACTTTTCGACTGCCTTCAGTCTGGATACAGGCATACCGCCAGCGGCAGAAACCATGCGTTTGGCGATCTGCGTGTCGGACATCTCCATGCTGAAAAACAGAACACCATGCCCCTGTGCAGAGACCTTCTCGATAATATCCAGCGCCAGCTCTGTTTTGCCCATCGAGGGACGCGCCGCGATAAACACCAGATCCGTAGATTCAATGCCACCCGTCTTCTCGTCAAGCTCCTCAATGCCAGTAAGCAGGCTACGGGTTTCCTCCCTCCCCTGGCTGCGGGACTCTACCTCGTCAGCCACGGCGGTGAGCAGATCGGAAATATGGACAGGCTGCACAGTATCTGCAGAAATATCGATGGCTGAAACCACCTGTTTTACGGACTCCAGGGCAGCCAGCGCAGCATCACCATTGCTGGCACTCTTAATCTGGTTTAGCACCTTTTCCAGTGCGGCCTCTGCATCACGGACACCGGCATTGCGACGCAGAACGTCGATGTAAGAGACCAAGGCCGATTTCGCCCAACTAACGCGGGTGGCCTCCAGAATGGTGGTCTGAAGCGCTGGCAGAGACTCACAGAGCAGCAGCGGATCAATAACTCCTCCACCGCGGGCTTGCCGACAGATGCCGGTATAGATTTCACGATACTGACGCACCGAGAACGTACTCGCCGGCAGCCGGGAAAGGATATCCAGTACCTCAGGGTCAGCACCGCGCAAAAATAAGGCGCCGATAACCGCTCCTTCCAGATCTTCATTTTTCCAGACAGGTGTCATTCAGGCACCCCGTCGTTTCCACGGAAGCTTTCCCAGTTGAACGCCAGGCGATTGCGACCACCGTTGGTTACCCGGTCTACGATGCGCTCACCAATGGAGTCCTTAAGCTGCTCGAAGGTCAAATTGCTGATCAGGATGGTGGGTAACACGCTTTCATAACGGGCGTTAACGATCTCCTGCAGGATGGCCAGTTCAGAAGCGCTACCAAACTGCACCCCCACCTCGTCGATAATCAGCAGGTCCAGCGATGCATAGTGTTCCAGCACGCCGTCTTCTGTGGTTTCGGAATTATGGCGCCACGTGCTTTTCACGGCCCGCATAACGCGCATCACATCAGTAATTTCAACCCTGGCGAGATGGTTACGGATGATGGCTTTCGCTGTCGAGATGGCCAGGTGGTTTTTCCCTGTACCGCAGTTGCCGGTCATCACAAGCCCCTTTCCGGTCGCAAATACCTGCGGCCAGTTTTCGGCATAATGGCGGCAGCCGGCCAGATTTTTGCTAGCCCCCTGATTCACCGGGCGATAGTTTTCGAATTCGCATTCTTCAAAACGGCGGGCGATGCCTGCGTTGTCCATCAGGTCAGCGACGCGTAACGCACGCAGCTCCGCGTCAATCTCTGCCAGTTGAGCACGGAGGCATGCAGGACATTGCGAATATTTGAAATTCTCACCGCCGCGAAAAGCCTTTCCCACCAGCGTGAATCGCTCAAAATCTCCATGCTTTTCACAGGAGGTAATCTCGGTGTTTCCTGAGTTCCAGCCGCTGTATCCCCACGGGAGTTTGTGCTCCAGCGCAAAATTTAATTCTTCTGCAAGGCGCTCCCGATCGGCTTTCAGGTCGTGGCGCGCTTTTTGTTGGTTTAAATTTAACATGTCATTTCCCCTGAATTACCAGTCCCAACTTGATTCGCCATAGTTCTGCTCACTGAAGCCAGATACCGGCAGCACGCCAGGGCGCCCACCGCCGGGAGCGGATGGCGATTGCCAGGATTCTTCGAAGTGGCGATCGGGACCGAAGAACGTGGCAGCTTGCTTAACGAACTGGGTTCCGACGCTGCCGGTTGCGCGGGCATAGGCTGCATAGCGCTTGACGCCTGCCAGCATGTCATCAGGCTTAACCCCGTCTTTCAGGCGAGCTTTCCAGGCTTTGAAAGCCCCCGCCTTGGAATTGCCACCGGCGCGTTTGGGGTAGGACTCCCAGGCTGTTTCGAACTCAGGTGAATAATCCTGCTTTGCAGAGCGAACCGGTGCAGAGGCGTCAGCCGATGCGCCAGTATCTTGTGATTCATGTTTTGAATTTACTGATGGATCATGTTTTGAATTTACTTGTGGATCTGGGGTCAGATTCTGACGGGTCAAAACGCCATTTTTGCCAGAATCTGACGGGTGAAAACCGTTTGAAGGTCCAGATTCTGACGGTTCAGATTTTGAAGGTTCAGAATCTGACGGGTGAGAATAAGTCTCTGCCCAACGCTGTTGTTTCATGGCTGTCACCTTGTCGCGTTCAATCCGAGCCAGAGCTTCGAGACGGTCGGCATTCAGGTGATACAGGTTGGAAGTATTGCGGTTCCCCTTACGCCGGGACTCACGAAGTAGCCAGCCAGCGGACTCCAGCTCAGAGATTGCCGTTCTCACAGTGCTTTCCCCTAAGCCCAACTGGCGACAAATGGTCTCTACGCTTGGGTAGCTCACGCCATCATCGTTTGAATAATCAGCAAGACGAGCCATGATCATCAGCTTCGCGCCTTTAACATCATGAGCCGCACAGGCATCCCAGACGTTCCCAAGAATTTTACTGCTCATGTATCCTCCAACCTATAACGCTGGCGCTACGGATGGCGCTTGATTTGTAATCGAATACTCTGGTATGGTTTTTCATGAAATTTCCCCCGAGGTCATTTCAAAACAAATGCTGTGTCGAAAGTCAGAACAGGCCGGGAGAAGCGCCACCACCTTTTCCCGGCTTTTTCTTTGCTGATTTTCGCTCTGCCGTCGTTGTCTGCCCGAGAGCCTACTGACGAGCACGGTAGAGACAATCATCGAAGATCGCCCCTTTACGGCTTGCCTGTGAGCTTCTCCGGTAATAATCCACGCCGTGCTCAGCCCCCCCCCTGCGGTGCTTTCAGAGAACCCCTCGGCTTCCAGCGCCGCAGTAATGTGCTTGCGAATGAAGTCTTCGGGTGACATGTCACACCTCATTGGAACCGTTGCTAATTCCTGGGTGGGTGTATGGGATTTTTGAATCCAAATGACATAAGATCGCAACATCCTCTGGAACTCCACGCATCTCCCACTTCCCTACGGCCTGACTACTTCTCGGTTTGCCTTTGCGTGGGAATCTTTTCCCGATAGCGGTATTTGTCTTAAATTGCTGCTTAAGGATTTCAAACAGAGTCATTTTCATCTCTCGGTGTCGAAACTATTGTATCAATCGATAGTAGCAAATAGAATCCAAAGTATCAAAACGAAATGTTACTTTAGTTTCTTTTAGGGGGATGACTCATGAGTTCGTTAGCAGACCGGTTGATAAGCCGACGCGAATTGTTAGGATTCACGCAAGAGGCTCTTGCCAAAAAAGCAGGTGTCACGCGGGTAGCTATCAGTAAAGCGGAGCTTGGACTAACAAAAAACTTTAACAGCAATACTCTTTTTAAGATCTCATCCGCACTTGGATGCGAACCTGAGTGGCTGCAGACTGGTAAGGGAACGCAGGAAAAACTGCCACAAACCCAACCACAAAAGAAACCTATCAGTGATACAGCTTGGGTTAATAACGTAACCGAGACCGTGCAACCACAGCGCAGATACAGCTACCCGAAGTTAAACTGGGTTCAAGCTGGTCAATTTGCGCAATGTGGCGATAACTATAATATGTATGATATTGAAAACTGGATTGATTCTGTAAAGTACGCTGGCGAAAGAGGTTTTTGGCTTGAGGTAAAAGGCGATTCTATGACTTCGCATGCAGGGGTTACCTTTCCTGAAGGTATGTCCATACTTATTGATCCAGAAAAAGAACCTTACTCAAACTGCTATGTTATCGCGCAAAAGAGAAGTAGCAGGGATGTTACTTTTAAAAAGTATGTAACTGACATGGGGGCTGGGTATCTGAAACCCCTCAATCCTCAATATCCTATGATCCCCCTAGATGATGAGTGCGAAATAATCGGTGTGGTTGTTGATGCCAGGTGGGACATATTTTAATTATATATCAATCAGATGCCGGCTATGCCGGCTTTTTTTTGGATAAGTAGCGAAAATAAAGTATCAAAACCACTTGCACCAAAATGATACTTTAGTTACCTTTAATTCACCGAGTAATCACTCTCATGGTGAATATGAAGATGATAACAGAAACCGAAAAAGTTAATTTCTGCTCCGATAGTTTGACTAAGCTTGGTCATTTTTTGTCGATGCTGTGTCAGGCTGTAAAAGATAACAACTGTGAACCTGATGATATTGAGGGGTGCCTTGGCATTGCTTGGGACATGGTTAACTCAATGCAGAAAACTATTAACAGCGCAAATAAAGAGGTGGAAGAATGAAAACCAACACCACCAACCACCCGAACCTCATTAGCGCGATGGAATACACTAATAACGTATGCGCCCTGCTCGTAGCACTTGAGTTAAGCGCTGAACAGCTTGATGCGGATACCATTAAAGAAGCATCCAATGGCATTCGGTACCTGGCTTCGCGAGCATATGAAGAACTCGAACGCGTACATAATTTTGAGGCAAACAAATGAATACTCCCGTTCAGATGCTTGAAACTATTTCTGCTGATATTATCGAGAATACTGTGCTTCTTGAAACCATCTACAAAAATAGCAGCGAAGACCACGAAACAGATTGCGCTATAGCTTGCCTGATTCGTTCAATGAAAAAGACGCTCGACACTGCGAATGAATATATCAACACGCTCAGCGATGTATCAGCCCCCCCCCAACGGGACGAGAGCGGCGCTGATATTGTTGATGATGTTTTTCACGCGACCATTACGGCAAGAAAACTCGAAGAGCTTGCGCATATTTATAATGAGGCTTACTTCACAGATGAAGATAATGGCAAACCAGCCATGTATATGGCATCAGTAATCTTCGATTATGCGATAAAAGTTTGCAGTGAATTGAAAAACATCGAAGCAAAATTGAATTAACCAAAACAGTTTTAATTAACACCTTAACCGGTGGGGAATCCTTCACTCTAAATTTAGCAAGGGGGTTATTGTGAGTTTCATTGTTGACCATGCCGCGTACAGAACAGCCCTGCTCTATAGGGCTGAAGGTCACGAATTAATTGCACTGCTTTTTCTCCGCAAAGCCTACGGGAGGTCTGCGTGAGCGCCCAATCAAACAGAATAAGCAACGTGACATTACAGGAAGCAAGTATTGCCACAGAAAGATTAATGCATCTGATTCAGACCATCGCGGAGAACTATTACGAAATGGAAGACGGGCAGCGCTGGAGTCTTTTGCAAATTGCTTACGACATGTCTGCAGATATTGACGGACAAATGAATGTCCTGGAGGAAAGAAACGATGGAAAGACAAAGCGCAATTGATATTTATCGCCGTCGTATTGCCAATGCGACCCTGCACAGACTGAAACGTAAAACAGGCGGCTATTGTCTCTCTGTGAATATGCCGGATAACAATATTCAGGTTATCGAAATTAACGAAGAGTCAATGCAAAAGCTTCTGCAACGATTCGAAAAGCAGGTTCGCGCAGAATTTGGCTCAGAAGCAGAAAGTTTTCTACGCAAAGCGTATATGAACAGTCTGGATATTAACGGGCATACCGAATATTTGACCGAAACCGGTAAAGCGATTGTTGACGATATTTTCTCGGAATTAATCGCTCATGCAAAAGAGAAATATGTCAGCGGAGGAATTAACTGATGACTAAATTACCCCCCCCCCTATTTCACACGAAAAAGTGCAGGTCGTTATGACTATTGAAAACGGCCAGGTAATTGATACCCGCCGAGTCCGCGACAACGAACTTATCGCGACGATGGACACCTTTTTCTGGATGGCAGAGAAAGCGGGCTATCGGATTCAGGCCCCCAGAGTGGAGGAGTGCCGTGTCACTGACAGCAATACGAATTCCTGAACGCGTACACCTGCAGGCGATGCAGGTCCTGCTGCGGTACCGCCGGAAGCGCATATACGCACGCCGTACGCACCGCACCGGGTATCTCAGCCTGAAGGTTAACCCACGCTGGCGGCTGTTATCGAAAGACGACGGCCGGAACTGGGAAGTAATGAGCCATGAACGTTACTCGGGAGAAATTAAACGATGATCGATAACCGCACCGCCAGCGCTATTGACCTGGCATTACAGAAGCACCACACGCCAGTTGGCGATCTGTACGCCGCTATCCTCCACGGACGCATGAAGCGTTGCTTTAGCCGCGGTACCGCCATTATCTGGCTGGCGCACTTTCTGGCGTCTCACGCTTTCGCCCGGTCCGGGTTTAAGCAGCGCCACCCTGATTACCTTGTGGAGCATGAAGGAAACGAAATGTGGCGGCGTGGCGAAACTACCGACGAATATCACCGCGCCCACCAGCGCACAGTTCGCCGGCTTCGTCGAATCCTCGCCCGCAAGCGCGAGATGCAGAAGTGGTGCAACAAGTGGGATGCCATGCACGACCGCTACGTGAAAGAACGCGACGAACTCAGGGCCAGCAAACCAGCAGAGGTACGCAATGGATCACACAGCATTTAACCCGGAACCAACGTCAACCGGCATCCGGATATCTGGAAACAGGATTATTGGCTACTCCGCCGCTATTCGAGAGCTGGATAACGGACGCTATGACAAACGTCTCGCCGACGGCATGAATATTCTGGCCTGCATCATGGAAGCGGTGGAAAGCGACTGGCTCTCGCTCACTATCGAGCAGCAAATCATCGTCTGGCGCTGGTTGCTCGCCGCGGTATTCATTACCGAAGAGCGGGAGAAGAACGGGACTGTCGACATTCCGAACGACGAAGGCGGCGTTGATACGGCCGTTATCTACTCCGGGGAGCATGGCGCAATCAGCGTCTACCCAGGGCCGGAACGATTTGCACTCGCTAACCATATTGAGGCTGGCGCCATTGAGAAATACGGGAGAGAAGAAGGGTTGCCGCTGGCGCTGCGCATGTATCAGGACATGGTTGTCTGTGACGACGAATACGGGTTCAGGCTGTCAGCTATGGGCCGGGAGGGCTTCAACATGCTGCACGACGGCTTTATCGAGCAAATCCACACCGAAGGCATGCCAGACATGCCGGTTATGCACTGAGGGAATGATGATGAATAACTTGATCACCAGCAAACCATCCATGACCAGTCTGGAAATCGCCGAGCTGGTAGAGAAGCGTCACGACAACGTGAAGCGCACCATTGAGATGCTGATTGTGCGCGGTGTAATCACTTCTCCTCAAATTGAGGAAAAGCCTACCGCCGGGCGTCCTACAGCAGTTTACGTTTTTGAAAGTGAAGAAGGTAAGCGCGACAGCATCATCGTCGTCGCCCAGCTTAGCCCTGAGTTTACCGCCCGCTTGGTGGACCGCTGGAAAGAGCTGGAGGAAGAGCGCTCCCGCCCAAAATCACAGGCAGAGCTGATCGCCGAAATGGCCCTGCTGAATGTTGAGCAGGAGCGCCGCCTCTACCAGGTCGAAGAACAGGTGGAAACCGTAGCGGAAGCGGTCGAGAACATTAAGCGTGGGACCATGCGGGCCGGGTACGTTGGTTACCGCCAGGTGGTCGCCAAAAGCGGCATGACCGATGCGAAGTGCCGAAACCTGGTTAACGCTTACCGTATCCCAACCGATACGCACGAATTCATGACACCTGACGGCCTTCTGTCCCGCCGGGCTATCGTGGAGCTTGAACCTTTCATGAAAGCATTCCGCCAGATGATGTCCGAGGCGGAGCCCCGTGGCACCCGCTGGTATCACCCGAAGATGGGACTATTTCAGGCTATCGGGTGGGAGGGTGGCCACGGTGAATAACGTTATCTGGCTGCCGGCCAGTTCTATCGAGGTGGCCCACCAGCGGGCCTTAACCTGGGTATGCGATGCGTACCTGTTCTATCTGGTCAGCCTGCACCGTCGCCCGGTGTATCGCCACCAGTACGGCGATATTTCGCTTAACCAGCCCGCTCTGCAGGGGTTCATTGACTCCTACCTCAAAGATAAAGGGTGGGACATAGAGCGCCGCCGTGCGCATTACATCAACATTCTGGACCTCATCAAATATTTGCACCGCAGCAATTCGGGATTTATCGACTGGGGAACAGTGCCGGCGCTTACGCCTCGGGGGATCCGCTGGATGAACGCCTGCCTCTCTCGCCTGGGCGAAATGGTGAACAGCTATGGCGGGTGGGAAGGATATGTTGCAGCAGCTGAGGAGGGTCGAAACGATGAAAATCGACTTTAAAGATTATGGCGCCGTGGCCGCGGTGACTATTACCAGCACCATTTTCGAGTTTCGCAAACATAACCGAGTTGTTGATGCCACCCTGCTCTGCACCCCGGGCGTCATCAGCGAACGGCGCGGCAGCTTCTTCATGAAGACGCATATTTCAGGCAAAACCAGGGATGCGCTGCGGGCCTATAAAACCGCGCTGCGCGAGATGAAACGATGAACAGAGAATTTGAGATATGGGTACGGCTGCGCTACGGCGGCCGGTACGATCTGACGCGAGACGGTCACGGCTATTACTGCCGGGAAGTGGTTAAGCGGATGTATGAGACGTGGTGCCACTGTCGTGGCCTGAAAGTGGTGTGAGGTGGAAAATATGGTAGACATTGAAATGATTGACGAGGAAGAAGTAATGAGGATGATCCGCGTTTCTTCACGCATGACCATCCGTAAATATACAGAGCGCTATAATTTCCCAAAACCAATCCGCACCTACCCTAAGCAGTACCTGCGCTCTGCTGTCGTGGAGTGGATTTTAAACGGGGGCATCAATCAGAAATCTTCCTGATATGCCAGAATATTTTTTCAGCATACAGATCATAGGCGTCTTTCTGTTCCGCAATCCAGTCATGCTTGTTATAGACGGAAAGCACGCCGCCCAGCTCATGCCCCAGCATTTTTTCAATAACGTGCGGGGCTACGCCCTCTTCAGATAGCCGGGTTGCGAGGGTGCGACGAAAGTCATGTGAAGAAAACTCACCAAAACCCAACGAATCCTTTATTCGTCTGAGAAATTTATTTGCACCAGAAATGGTTATGGGGGTTTTCAGATTTTCACCCGGGAAAAGTACATTTCCATAAGTCATTTCGGCTTTTTTCAGTAAATCATCTGCAGCAGAGAAAATTGGGCGCCTGATAATTTTTTTGGTTTTGCTTTTCTCCGCCGGCACGACCCACAGCCCCTCCTCTCTGTCAAACTCACCTTTTATAGCCAGCCGCAGTTCACTATTTCTGGCGCCGTAAAGCATCAGCAACTGATGAAGCAACCTGTTAGAAGTAGACCCGCGGCTCCGCTCTATAGCCATCCAGATTTTTGCGAGCTGGTTATAGCTGAGAGTGGTCTCACCAACCGCTGGTTTTACGCCAATGTCTTTCGGCTGTAGAAGCATCAGTTCAGTTGTACTGATGAACTGTCGGCGCATACACCAGCCAATAGCCGAACGTAGTTGTATCAACAAGTGGCGGGCGCGGCGAGGGTTGATCCTCTCCTCTTCGGTAAATCTCTCAACCCACATACGGACAGGAATATCTTCGACCGGTATACCTGAAAAAGCATCTCTCATCTGCTTTATAACCGTGGATTTATAAAGTGCGACCGTTTTCTCCCTCAAGGTCACATCAACATAATTCTCTTTCCAGTAGTCCAGGCAGTCCTTTACCGTTGGTTTATCCTGGGATTTGTTGTTGCCAGTTAGCGACCGTGGATCAATGCCCTTATCTGCTGACTCCCTCAAATCTGCAACTATATTGCGAGCCTCGCGTAGCGTCAGCGCCGGGTAGCGCCCCAGCCCCATTCGGTTCTGCTTTCCCTCCCAGCGAAACCGAAATTGAAAGCTGATAACCCCTTTGGGGGTTATACGAATCCCAAGCCCATCAGAATCAGTAATTTCAGATGGGCCGGAATATGGTTTTCCATAGATAGAACGTAGCTTCGTGTCACTGATCGCCATATTATTTTCTGTACTCATCGATTTTGGGATTTATGTACTCAATCTGTACTCAATATCGCATGTACTAGCATAAACAACAAGATTCAGATGTGTACAACCATCTGCGAAAAGTGACAACAAAAACAAAATAAAATCTTAAAATCAATGTCATACATAAAAAACCGCGTTCATTTGTGTACACCTTAAGGCATGCGTGTACGCAATCCTCACCTTGCCGAAGATTACGAGACCATGGTGCCGTTCCAGGCACTACAAATGATTGGACATCAGGTTGATGCTGTCTGTCCTGACAAATCCAAAGGCGACTACATTATGACCGCCATCCATGACTTTGACGGCGCCCAGACCTACAGCGAGAAACCCGGCCATCGCTTTGTTCTCAACGCCGATTTCACAAGCGTGAAAGAGGCGGATTATGACGCGCTGTTGATCCCCGGCGGGCGGGCGCCAGAATATCTGCGCCTGAATGCGGAAGTACTTAAACTGGTGCAAGCGTTTGACGCGGCGCGTAAACCGATTGCCGCCGTTTGCCATGGCCCTCAGCTATTGGCCGCGGCAGGCATATTAAAAGGCCGCACCTGCAGCGCCTATCCGGCCTGTGCACCGGAAGTGCGGCTCAGCGGCGGACATTTTGCCGACATTGGTATCGATCAGGCGCATATTGACGGCAATCTGGTTACCGCCCCCGCCTGGCCCGCCCATCCGCAATGGTTGGCGAAATTTGCCGAATTGCTGCGGTAGAAAAACAACCGGATAACAGCCTCCATGAAGACCGTCTGAAGGAGGCGCTGGCGCTAAAATCGCGCCAGCTCCGGGCTAAATACCAGGCCCCATCAGTGCTTCACGATATACATTGTGCGGCTATAGGCCACGTCCTCCGGATTGG